CGGAGCGTAGCGCAGCCTGGTAGCGCATCTGGTTTGGGAGGAGTGGTGTTAATACCAGATTCCGAGCATTTTTCATAGCGATATCAGGACTTTTTCAGAGCCGGTGGAGATTCCGTGGCAGATTTTGCATCGAACCGTGCATCCGGCCCCACCGCCGCACCTTTCCCGACACTCGAATGAGCCGCCTCCAAGCCTGCCCGAAGATCGTCCGTCGTGACGTGCGCGTAACGCGAGGTCGTCGTCAGATGGGTGTGGCCTAGTAGCTTCTGCGCCATCTTCAAATTGCCTGTCGCGCGCACCAGTCTAGTAGCCGCCGTGTGCCTCGTGTCGTGAAACCGGAAGTTGGCCACGCCGGCATCCCGCTTGACGCGCCGCCACTGCGTTTTCAATCCGTTTTCCGTCAGCGGGTATCTCTTGCCCCGCTGCTTGCCGTCCCTCGTCTTCGCCGCCTTATAGGTGAACACGCTTGTCGGATGGTTGTCCTTCTCTCCCCAAAGCAATTCATAGACGGCATCGGTCATCGGGATGGACCGGGCCTTGTCGCCCTTGCCGATCACCGTGTACTGGCGATTGAAGAAATCGACGCGCGACCATTCCAGCGTGACGATCTCATTCAACCGGCATCCCGACATGAACGCGAAGCGCAGCGCCGGCCGATAATCGCCCCGGATCGTCGCCAGCAATTTCGCTTCCTCGTCTATGTTAGCCTCGCGAATCCGCTCCTGCGGCTCCTTCAAAAAATGGTCCTTCCAGCTTATCGGCTGGACCTTCTGCCCCCAGACACCGCCGCATCGCTTCAAGATCGCCCGTAGCGGCTCACACACGCTCCTGTTGACCGTCGCGGCACTTACCCCCTCGCCACGGCGCTTCGCCACTGCTGAGGCTATCGTGGCGGCGGAAATGTCCGATATTCTTGTACCCTTGCCGATTTGCTTTTGAAGCCACGCCAGCGACCGTTCCGTATCGACGTGGTTTCGGTGGTGCTGGCCAACCTCATCCCAATAGAGCGACGATGCGACGGCGAACGTCATCGGCTTGGTGCGATCTATGACCTGGGCTTGCGCTGCCGTGCGGGCGGCTTCCTCGTAGCGTTCCGCTTCGCGGCGGCTCGTGCAGCCCGTCGAGCCTGAAAATCGTACACCACGGACCCTGAAATCGTAGGCGTAGACGGTTTGACCGGCTCTTTTGTAGACTGACATTTTCGTGCCTCCCGAAACTTGGCAAGGTCTGCGGGGTCGTATCGTCTGGTTTCCCGCTTGTCCCCGAGCCCGATATTGATGTACGGGATTTCGCCAGCGCAAGTCAGGGCTCGCAACTGCTTTTCGGAAATGCACAGTTGTTGTGCGGCTTGGGCGGGTGAGAGAAGTGTCATTCCTGCTTGGCCTCGCCATCCGTTTCATCCGGCGAGGCTTTCAGGGCGCGGATGGCGTCAGGTAGTGCCTCCAACAACGCGCGGGCGGCTTCATGGGATAGGATCCAGGCCGTGGCCGCGCGTTTGTCGGCGACCGTTGCAGCGGCTTCCAGCGTCTCCCCGTCGAGTTCTCTGGGTGCGAGGACCGTGAAGCCTTCTTCATGCAGAATAGTCACGCATTTGTCAGCGAACGCATCGCCACTGCATGCGTCGTCGAACTCGGATTCGAACGCCTGCTTGATGATGTCTCTCGCGCTCACGGCAATGGATTCCGTCACCACAAATCCTCCGAGTACAGATTTGGCGGCCAGTTTGGCTTTTCGATCTGCCCAGCTTTGACCGCGATTTTGACAGCGCGCGTTCTCTCGACATATCTTCCGGCGCTTGTTAGAAAACCTTGGTCAATCGGGTCTTCGACAAACCCCGGTTCGCCGAACGCCTCGTGCATGGCCTGCAACACGTCACCGTGTCTTGCTGGCGCTGGTATGCTGATGGTCATGCCCTTGTGCCGGATGGCTACCGCGACGATTTTCTCTGTCAGCCGCATGACCGTTCCTCCAGTGCTCGCCGGCCGGCGTCGGTCAGTTGCTCCCGCACCATTCGCTCAAGACCGTCCTGTAGACGAGCATCCATGGGCAAAGCGTAATAATCGGAGTTCGATATCTCGATGCCGCTACGGCGGAGCCATACGAACTCTGTCAGGCCCTTGACGCGGCAACTGAAGCCGGCCCGGCTGCGCGGGATCGGTTTGCCGTGATCTCGGACGTGCTCCAGATTGCGCCTCTGCGCTTCTGTCAGCTTCATTCAGCTTCTCCCTTGCTGGGGAAAGCGTGTTTCCATTTTGCGTGCGACGAAAGAAGTTTGTCGACTATCGCATCCAGCGCCTCCGCTTCTTTTGGCTCCAATCCATCCGAGCACGCGCCGGCGTCCGCTGCCCCGTCTGCCACGCCCCAAAGGACGCGCGCTTGATAGGGAGTCAGCTTTAGCGTTACGTAAGTCATCTCACATCCCTCCGAAGCTCAGCCATTGTGCAGTCGATGCAATCGAGCAAATCGCGATAGGATCGCCAGTTCGGAAAGCGATCTTCGATCTGACCGATGATCTGATCTGAAACGGCCGCCCGCTCCACCGCATCTCCTACCGCCGCCGTGGACGGAAAGGCGGCGGTCAGCGCGGCGCGCGCCGCCATGCGGCAATCTTCCCTCGTCAAGTCCTCATCATAGGGACGTCCTTCGCGATCCTCGCACATGGCGTCACCGCAGTCGCAATCGAGACCGCGCTGCTCGGTGCAGCAACACGCCCACGTCTCGCCCCATGCACCAGCGATGGCTTCTGCCGCCCGTTCCACCGCCTCGTCAGTGATGGTGGGGGCGGGGGAGGTGTAGAGGGGATCGCAATCCGCTCTCAGCGTTTTTGCCGTCGCTTCCGCATCGTCTTTGCGGCTGGCGGGGTACAGGTAATGATCTGGTTCCGGGAACTTGCCTTGGGCCTTAACTGGCTGCCGAGCGACCATGAAGTTGTGGACCAGATAGGCGACTGGCTCTACCGGCTCCGCCGCCACGCCGGCGGTGAGGGCGGGGGCGGGGGAGGCGTTTGCATCTCGTATCGTTATTTTCTTACCGTGGAGGGGGTCGGAGATGTCCGCACCCCCGCAATCGACGGTATTGTTCGAGCCAAGATGGAGATTGAGTGTGCCCCCTCTTACCTCTGCCTTGGGGGCAGAGAGGGCGGACTCGACGGCTCGCGCTATGTCTCCGGCGCGGACATTTCCAATGATGCGTGCTTCTGGAACCCATGCGCGAGCGCATTCCAGTATTGCGGCCATAACCTCCGGGACTGTGCCGTTGTCTGGCGCGACGACAGTTTGCAGTTTGCGGTCGGTCTCGTCTTCGCAGTCGGTTGCCCTTGCCTCGCTCTCCATCCATTCGGCAGCGGCGAGAAAGGCGCGCGCCGCGTGCCTCATGGACGATGCGGAAAACGGGTCCCCCTTGCCCTTGGGGATGTGCATGCCTGAGTGTCTATTGCCGATGTCTTCCAACACACTTATGGCGTCACCAAATTTCGCATCCGCCTCCGCCAATCGCTTCTCCGCCAATTCTGCGCGGGTTTCCAGCGCACCCATTTTGCGCGCGAACTCGTCCTCGCGCTGCCGAACTTCTTTCTCGAAATCTTCGACGTTTGCCTCTCCTTCATGGGAGAGGGCGGCGCGCGAGTTCCATTTAGAGGCGGATGAAGGCCCGTGTATAAGGACGTTTTGGGCTGGGCACTGCTCGTGGCTCTCTGGATGAAAGTAAGAGTCGCTCGTCCGGCTTGAAAATACTTCCGACCGTTCCAGGCTGACGCCGCAGAACGGGCAGGGCTTCAATTCTAGATCGTGGGTCATCGGTTCTTCTCCATCCATTTAGCAGCGGCGCGGAGGTGTCCGATAGTGATTGCCGTGTAGCCGTACGCCGGAGACCAGTTGGTGTCTCCTTCTCGCCAGTGCCCGTCCAATTTCCCAGCACGTCGCACAAACGGCTCAATCACCGCCCTTGCTTCCGCCAGTCGCTTCTCTGCCGCTTCGGCGCGGGATGTGATTTCAGCGGCCCTTTTGAAGTTGTCCGATATCACCTTGCCGACTTCCGCCTCAGCCTCCGCCAGCTTGGCGCGTAGGCGGTCGATATCGGCTGCGGCTTCCTGCGTAGTCGTCTCCGCCGATTCAGCGCGCGTTTGAAGGGCGAGCAGTTCGGTGTCATAACCACACTGCTCTCCTTCCAGGTTGTCAATTTCCGCCTCCACTTCCGCTAGATCGGCGCGCAGGCGCTCGATCTCGGTGGCGGAGGTCTCAATTAGTTCGACTTCGTAGGCCAGGGAAACTTTCTCGCCCAGCCCAAGCATGGCCGCCATGGTGCGCATCTGCTCCACCAGACCGGGTGTGCGGCCGTCTTGCTTCTGATGCGTATCCGTCATAGATGCACCTCATTCAACTTGCCGGCGCGTACTTTCGCGGCCTGTTCGGCAAGCCGCTCAATTCGGCGCTGTGCAAAATCAATCTCGCGCTTGCTGCTTTCGATGCCGTGTTCAATCACTTCAAGCATAGCCCCTGCATCGCGGGATGCGCCTTTGCGAAGGTAGATCGGCCCCCTTGAATTGTTCAAATGCCGCATGTCCACGATGTCTTCGCGGCGGTAATAGGGGAGGTCGTATTCCCTGATTTCGACAAGGTCAGCCTTGTTCCCGAGCACAGTCAGGGAAACAGATGCGGGGTCCAGAACCTTGTTGTTGAACCCATGCCAATAGGTATCGATCAGCTTGCCGTCGATGACGACGGCCATCTGCGAATAGCAGTGATAGGATTCGTAGGGGCCGCATTGTGCATCGCGTTCTGCATCTGCCCATCGCCAGCGATAGATGTCACCTTCCTTGAGGCTGCTTAAGCCGCCTTCTTTCTTTTGATGCTCGTTCGTCATCGTGCTTCCCTCAAAAGATCAGAGCCCAAACCAGCCATGCGACCAGCGATCCGATCAGCGCGGCCCCGAGGCGAAACAAGGGCATGATGTCGAACCCGTAATCGCTACTCGGCTTCATCGGCGTGAAGAACGCCCACGAAAAGGAGATGGCGGTGATCAGGGCCGGGATTGCCCACCATGAAATTGAAACTGTCATTTCGCTTTCCTCGCGTTCGCAATAATCCGCACCGCAGCCTCTCGATCTCCGGTGTGTGCGTAGAGCTCGCGCGCCACGGCTAGCGGATCAATGCGATGCATGTTCCAGAACTGCACTTCGCTCATCGCGTGCTGGGCACGGTGCTCTTCCGGCGTCATGGGAACGGCCCATGCGTCGTCCGGCTTCTGACCTTTGCCCGTGGTCTTTTTCCGATAGGTCGGATCGCCATAGCGCACATGGCATGCCTCGCATGGGCCGGCGCCGGAGATGATCGAGGGCAGGGACCGGATGAACGCCAGGTGCCGCTCGTCGCGGATACGCTTCTGGTCCTTGGTCGACGGGTCTTCCGAGAAGGCCGTGGCAGGGCGGGCGATGCGGCATGCCATCACACACCCCCGAGCGCACGGGTCATGACCTCGCGCTTTCTGCGATACATCTCCGCCGATCCGCGACGATGGGCCTTGATGACGGGCTTGTGCTTCCGATCCAGTTCCGCGATATCGGGATAGGCCTTATGGATGGCACGACGGGCACGCCAATTGAGCCATTGGTTGATTGCGTGGCGGGCGAGATTGCGGAGGGTCATTTCGAAGCCCTCCACACCCTGATGCAATTCCGACAGGCGTTCGCTAGGGGAACGTTGATCGTCATGCGGTACTTGCCCTTGAAGTGCGAGGTCCGGCATAACGGCGCGCTCACGTATCCACGGCGGATGATTTCGCCGCGATAATCCTCGCCCGGCTCGCATACAAGGTGGAGCCTCCGCCCTGAATTGATCTGCGCGTACCTCATGCTGCACTCCTATCGTCATCCATAAAGCCGCAACGGCGTGTCTCAGTAAGCGGAATGCCTCGCAGGTCACAAAATGCGATGGCGTAGGTAATCAAAGACGCGGCCCGCGATACCGTCATGCTCGCGCTGCTTTCCCTGATGTTCAAAAACTCACCTTCTAGTCCGGGAACGATTTCCACTTCGCCTTTCGTGGCCATTGTATGCCCGCTGATGAGGAGAACCTTCCATTCGTCAGCGTTGCGCTTCTTGCCGTACCATTCCGCCCCGGCCTTCGCCATATCCGCGCAAATGGCGTGGAACATGGCATTCTGGTCAAGGCTCCGCTTTGCCGGCGATACCGTCACGACATAACCCGGTTGCGCTTCCTTGACCGCCGTGAGGGCGTTCATGCGTATCCGGTCGTTTATGATGATGTATCGGTGGCGGTTGGACATGGATCACCTCAGCAGAAGCGATATCGTTCACAGAAGGGACGGTAGACGGTCGAATACCATTCGTCGTATCCGGTTTCCTCGTCATCATCTTCACCTCGAAGATACGCCCGCGACTTCTCGGACGCGCTGAAGGCAATGGCAACGAGTTCACTCAGATCAGTTTCTTGATGCAGTTCATCATCAAACTCCGCATCCGCCCCAAGATAATCCTTCGCCATCGCATCGAGGGCTTTCAGGGCTACTTCCTGAGTGACTTCTCCGTTGCCATAGGCGATCCAAAACACCCGAGCGGCGGCGGCCATTCCTCTACCAACATCATGGTTACCCATCTGCATACCTCCTTCAAAAGGGAATCGGGTCCGTGTAAAGCCTGATTTCCGTCAAGCTTGGCTCCGACGCGACAACGCCGCCCGTCGCTTCAGGACAAGGAAGACCTCTTACATGCATGTCATGAAACGAACGCGTTTGATCGGTGGTGCATCAGCAATGGCGCCGCCAGTCGCTTTCAGGATAAGGAAGGTTTTCCCTGGATTGGCCTTTGCCAGCCGCTCCGCTTCTTCCATAGCATTCTGCTTGTTCCAGTGCTTCACCCTTGGCGAGCCACCATTTTCGTGCCACACCATCCAGAAGCGGATGCGCTCGATTGTTTCCGGCTGCTTCGGTTCTTTCAGTTTCATCACATGCAGTTCCATCACATGCCTCCATCAAAATGGGATTGACCGTTCTGCGAGTTCTTCTGCTCGATCTTCACGCACGCGAACGGAGGCGTTCATAAGAGCCATTCTTATCCGTTCGAAGCAGTGGTCGTACATCGTTGAACGCAAGTCGTTGCGAAGAAGCCCGCGAGAAAACTCCAGATTGGCTAGGGCGTCGTAAACCTCGTCGGCCAAGCCTTCCCAATCCAAATCAGCCGGGTCTACACCCTTGTGCTCGGGCAAAACATCCCGCCAACTTTCCCATGGCGGGCGGGTCTGCTTGACGCGTTCTATCGCGGACATCAATATCATCTCGGCGTCTCCACCAAAGCGCTCCGGTTCAGCCGTGGGGAGCTTGGGGAAATCCGGAATTGTGATGGCGTCATCATGCCAAAGGCAATCCACAAGGCTACCTAGCCCGGCGATTGATGCCTTGACTTCTGGGTCTTCTTTCATGCCCGTGACTTCTGCGGCATATATAGCGATCTCGGCTGTTTTAGCCGCCGCAGGGATAACGGCATCCATGATCCTATTTCGGACCTTCTTCATAGCCTTGTTGACCGCCGATACATCAGCGTAAGCCATCTCTAGCCGGGCGATGTAGCCGGCGTCGGACTCGTCGGGCTTTCGCGGTTTCATGTTGTCTCCTAGAAAGGAATTTCGCTGTCCAGCGGGCCGGCATTACCACCGTCTTCATCGCGGTCATACATGGATTGCGAACCGCGCTCATCACCGCCGCTACGGGGCGCGTCGAGCATCTGCAATTCACCACGATATTTCTGCAAAACGATTTCCGTACTGTACCTGTCATTGCCGTTTTGGTCTTGCCATTTCCGCGTTTGAAGCGCTCCTTCCACATAAACCTTCGAGCCCTTTTTCAGGTACTGTTCCGCGACCTTCGCCAGACCTTCGTTGAAGATCACGACGCTGTGCCATTCGGTCCGTTCGCGCCGTTCGCCGGTGTTTTTGTCGCGCCATGTGTCGGATGTCGCAATGCGCAGGTTGACGATGGGGTCGCCCGATTGTGTTCGCCGCACTTCCGGGTCAGCGCCAAGGTTGCCAATGAGGACGCATTTGTTGATTGAGCCTGCCATGTCTTATCCTGCCATCATGTTTTGAACTGCGGGGTTGTCATTTGTATCGCCGGGGAATGTGTCAGAGGCCTCGGCTTGTTTGATCTGTTCCTTGCGTGCATTGAATTTGTCCCGCGCAAGGGCGATGAAGTCCTTCGCCCATCCGTCACGCTCAAAAATGTGCTTCCAGGCATTTGCACAGGCCATGACGTTCTGGACCGTCTTGCAGTCCAGTAGATCGCCCTCGATATCCTCAAGCCCGCGTTTCTGTGCTGCGCTGCTAGCCTTCGGGGCAGGCTCCTGCTGAGTCGCTGGCGCTTCATCGGCGGTCCCCACGTTGGCCCGTGTCTTGTCGTAGAGGGCGAGGCCGAACGGATTGCCGAAGGTGCGCATGGCGCGCTTCAGAGCGTCCGTTACCGCTTCCTTGATCGCGCTTTCGTGCGCCAAGCCAGCGTCAACGTCATAGCCGTGACCAGCGCCGCAATCCTCTCGTATGACGCCTGAAACTATCGCCTTGACGCGGGCGGTATAGGTCACGCCCCAGCCGTCTTTCTGCTGGCGCCCGATCTTGCGCGGGGCTTCGGAAACGCATTTCACGTCCACCACCTCATATGACCAGCCGTCGAAGCCGAAGATGCGATTGGCTTCTGCGATGACGTGCCAGCCTTCGAGGTAATCTCCTTTCGGGCCGAACTGCTGCGGCGGCTTGACGTTGGAGGGATCAAGCTTGGCAGCTAGAAGCGACTTCTGGTCTGTCGTAAAGGTCATACCGGCCTCCGCTCGCGCTTCACTTCCACGCCGGGAATCTTGTGCACACCGGACGCGACCAACTTAGCCGCCATCACCGCCAGAAAGGCGCTCATTTCGTGCCGGTGTTCCGTCCACAAATATCGCGCAAGCTCCGTTTCGCTGACCACGGTCGGCTCGTAGTAGTCCCGCAGCGTGACGGCCCTGCCGGCGCCTTTGGCCGATGCCTTCGCATTCCCGATCTTGCGCGCCTCGGCTTCTGCCGCCTTGGCTTCCGCCACGGCACGTTCCGCCGCTTCACGATCATCCAGCGTCTTACGGTCGCGCATGGCTTCCATGGCGATACGCTGCTTTTCCTCGGCTTCCTTGCGGGCTTCCTCGGCCTTGCGGCGGTTTTCTTCCTCGACCTGTTGTAACCATGGTGCTAGCGCTTCCTTGCAGGCGTCAGTGGCGAGGATCGCGATACCGGTCACTTTCTTGGTCTTGCCGATCAGTGCGTTGTACCGCTTCTGGATTTCGGCCTTAGCCTCGTCATGTGGGCGGCATTCGTCCTTGCGGCGTTCGTCAGCTTCGTTGGTGGCCTCTTGAATGGACCGCAAGAGCTTTTGAACCATGTCGGCTTCGGCTTGGCTCTTGATGGGATCGCCATCTAACCAATTCCTCGCCTCGTCATAGAGTTCGCCGATCTGCCGTTTGGACAGATCGAACGGCGACGGCGGGGGATTGTTGTGGCCTATCGTGGCCAATGCGGCGGTGTTCATATCCGTCCCTTCCATTCCTTCGCCCATGACAAATGCCACTTTGCATCGCGCCATAGACGGTCTGAATCTGCACGGCATTGACGGTATTTCGCCAGTTCGCCGGCACGTTCCCATTCCAGCGCCTCACGCCTATTGTCGTGCGCGAGACGGCGCTGTGTTTGGCTCAATGAGAGCAGGCTTTTACACATGCCGATAGCCTGCATCTGGCGGGTGTTGTGGGCGGTCATCAAGGTTCCTCGCGTAGCGTGTTTTCGAATGCGAGGATGTAGCCGGCCCGGTCCTCTCCGCTAAGAGCGTCGGCCCCTTGCGCCCAGCTAAAGTGAATCCTCTGGACGCCCCTTTCGTCCCACATATCTGCGACTTCTAAACCCTTTGGTCCGAGCATGTTGCGATATGCGGTGCACATATATTCTCGATCTGCCACCATACGGCGCAGGCGGACTATTTCATCTTTCGCCATCTTCAATTGCGCGGCCAATTCTGGCTGATGAGAATCGTCTTTGGTCATCGTGCGGCCTCCAATGTACGTTCCAGTCGAGCAGCGGCGTCGCGGGCCTTCGCTTCCGATGAATAGTTTCGTGATGAAAGGAATGAAGACAGACCAATCCACAACTGGATGCGGTATTCCTTTCCCCATAAATCAGGGCCGTAATCGTACGTTATGGTTGTGAGCACCTTTATCTTGGTCATCCAAACACCCCCGTCAAAACCATCCCCGATCCAATCACCAACGCCATGATGGCGAGCATGGCGAGGACGTTTCGTATGGGTTCGGGCTGCTCCGGTTCGGCGGCAAGGGACCAGAGGAAATTGTCCATGTCACTCGCCTCCGGTAGCTTTGGAGAGGGCGGCGCGGGCGCTCGACAGCGCGTCGGGAAATTGCCGTTCCCTGTCGTATCGGGTGCGGCCTTCGATTTCCGCGATAGCCCAATCAAGCGCTTCCAGAAGATCGGGCGCGGCGGCTATGAGGCGGGCAGTGGCGATTTCGGTCGCTTCATCTGGCCCCTGGACTTCGGCCATTCGCCAATAGAACAGGGCGCCTGGCGCATAAACAGCCGTCTCCGAAAACTTGCCATGCCCCTGAGTGTACTTCTTAGGGTCGTTGTATTCCCATGGACCCGGCGCGTGCGTATGCGTATGCGCTTGCTTATCCATTATTCGCCCCCGGTGGCTTTGGAGATGGCGGCTTCGATGCGGCGCAACGTGCCTTGGAAAAGGCGCTCGTCTGCGGGGTCGGTCGTAGGACGCCTTACGCAATTGATGGCGCTGCGCGCTATCTCCAACGCCTTCAGAAGATCGGGCGCGGCTTTGACGAGGTACGCGTTGGCTTCCGCTTCCTCGCGATCCACGCGGTCGTGCGTGATCTGGCAAACAAGACCGTTGCCGTCGTTCGTGTTGCCCAGAATATCCCAGCTCGGGTCAAACACCCACGGTCCAGGCGTATGCGCTTTCTTATCCATCACGCTACCTCCGAAGGGCCGATGCCAAGACGGTCGTCGTGGTCATCCTTGCAATTGTCGATGAAGTCCTGGATGGCCTCCGCTTCAGTGCGGCCCCATCCATAATTCCCGGCTTCTTCCTCGCCGTCGTAGTGTGCGCACCAGTCAAAGGCGCGGGTCGGGATCGGCGGGTAGGGATTGCTCGTGACTATCTTGCGCATCACGCTACCTCCTTGATTGCAGTTCCGGCAACGGCCAGTCTTCCGGTTCATCATCGGAAAGCCATGCTATGAGGCGGTCGAACTGCCAGTTTTGTTCGGCGTCACATGCCGACCCTGCGGCGTTCTGCGCGTACCCTGCGGCGTTCTGTGCGGATCCCCATGCCGTCCATGCAGCGGCCCATGCGGCACCACATGCAACACCACACGCGGCTTCCCATGCGGTGGCCCCAGCGGCAGCACATGCGGAGGTCAGTTCGTCCTCGCCGATCTCCCCGCGCGCAAACTGGCGCGCTGCGATAATCGCGTTCCGAGGCGCTTCGGATTTTCCGGTCCTCTCGTAGAGGTGCAGGACATGCCCCGCGCAATCAGCCTTCCAGAGACGCAAGCGGCGCTCAACATTTGTGTCCTCGCACGCCAAAGCCGAGGCAACCCAAACGATGTCATCGAATGTGCATCCTGCTTCACGCGCCGCTGCGGCGTCGATCTTGTGGCCGTTCCAGCCATCTTTGCCCCCAAGCAGCTTGACCACGCGGTGGAAGTCATCTTTGCAAGGATCGAGCGCCTTCACTTCATCATAGATCAATCCGATAGGCATCACGCTACCTCCATCACGGCTTCATCAGCCCATTCCCTCGCATCGGAAAGAATGTCGGCAACGATGATTTCTTCCAGCGCTTCCTTGATCAGAAGCGTTTCGTCTTTCGATATTTCACGGTCGCCCAAAGCGGCGGCGAATGTGGTTGTTTCGGTCAGGAGACGGGCGACAATCGCAACGATCCGTTCCACGCTATCGCAATACGCATGAGCGCTTTCGGCCTGCGCTTCGAGGAATGCCATACGCACGGGATAGAGGTTCGCCTGTTCCGCTCTGAGGGCGTCAATGGCGGTGTCCATCGCGGTGGTGAACTCGTTGCGGGCCATCGTTATTTCCTCTCGTTTCGTACCAGCGCGAGGGCAGCCTTAGCGATCGCTTCGATGTGTCGAAGATCGCGCCGGAAATCATCAATATCTTCGCTGGCATCAACGGGCGCTTCGGTTTCTTCCGCGCGGTTGCGGATCACAATCAAAGCCTGCACAAGGGCATCCATGGTGGCGGTTTTGGCGTGGACTCTGGACTCATCCGCTCTCATCAGCGAAAGCGGCACGCTGTTCCAAACGTCGCCTGCGGTGATGCCCGCGATATCCGAAGGATCATCAGCAACCAGCCGTATGACGTATTCACGCCGGCGGGCTTCGGGGTGGTCTTCCCATCCAATGCGCTTGGCTATCAGAGCCATTGTCTTCTCCATCCTTGCCAGATCGGCGCATTTGGTTGCGTGTGCAGCGGTTAGGCCGCAACTTCCTCGAACTCGCCACCAACGGTCAGGCGATACGTCTTCCCGGCCTCGACGCCGTTCTGGCCGACGAGCGACGAGCGGACGGCGACCAGATTGTAATCATCGTCATACGCGGCGAGGCTGATCGCACCGCCTTCACGGGCCGTCGCTGTGCTAGCTACTCCAGCGGCGTGGGCGATGGAGTTTTTTCCCGCCGCCGAGGCATGGCCGTAATCGCCCGCCGCCGAGGCATGGCCGCCAGTGCCCGCCGCCGAGGCATGGCCGCCAGTGCCCGCCGCCGAGGCATGGCCGCGAGTGCCCGCCGCCGAGGCATGGCCGTAATCGCCCGCCGCCGAGGCATGGCCGCCAGTGCCCGCCGCCGAGGCATGGCCGCGATAGCCCGCCGCCGAGGCATGGCCGCGAGTGCCCGCCGCCGAGGCATGGCCGTAATCGCCCGCCGCCGAGGCATGGCCGCCAGTGCCCGCCGCCGAGGCATGGCCGCCAGTGCCCGCCGCCGAGGCATGGCCGCGATAGCCCGCCGCCGAGGCATGGCCGCGAGTGCCCGCCGCAAACTGACCGTTACCCTGCGACTTTGCCTTCTCGGCGACCCACGCAACGGCACGGCGCGTCAGTTCTCCAATCGAAATTTCGACCTTGATCGTCAGGACGCCGGACGCGCCCTTGGTGTCCGAATCGTCTTCGCATGCGATATCGCCAGCCGGCGTGACTTCTGCGAAGCGGCTTGTTCCGGGCGCGTAGTAATTGAATGCATCAAGCGGCATTTCCACCCAATGGAACCCGCCTTCGCCGCACCGAACGACGGTTTTGCCGCCGTTGTCATAGGTCTTGCCGACTTCGTACTGAAACCCGCGACAGGTCAGGTCTTTGTTGAAACCCTTGTAGGCCGTGACGGCCGATTTCGGCTCGGTGGCGAATTTCTTTTTCGTCTTGGCCATTTCCGTTCTCCATCACGTTTGCCAGATCGGCGCTGTGCGCTTCTTCGTGGCTGTTGGGGTTGTGTGTTGAAAGGGTTAGGCGGCTTCCGATTGCTCAACAGCAGCGCCGTCAAAATCGTCGAGCCACCCAGAGTAGACCTCACTGCCGTCGCCATAGGTTGCGTCGCAGACGAGGTGCAGACGGTCGCCCAGCGCGTAAATCGTGTAGGTGTATTCCTCCCACACATCGCTTGTGCCGGCTGGATAGATGTAAACGTTGCCACACCCATCCTTGAGACCCGCGATTAGCATCGCAGCGGCGCACTTCATGCCATTCACCACATTGCTTGGGTCGTTGTATCCGTTCACGATGGCCTTACCGCCAAGGATGCTTTTGATGTCATCGCCAAGCCCGGTCGGGTATCCGTCAAACTGGCGATAGACCGTCACAAGCGTGTCGCTGTCCTTGTCGCCGTTCTTCACATGAATGATTGCTCGCGTCCCCATCGTCTCGTCCTCTGTTCGTGTTCGATGAGGCGACTATAGTGACACTACAGGCTTGCGTCAAACGAAAAATGTAGCGCCACTACAGACAATGTGCTAAACGCCCCGTCATGCAAAAGAGTGACGCTATCGATGACGCGGTGCCGGCCTTCTACGACAGGCGCCAGAAGTGGCTTGATTTCGTTTCGGAGCGCGACGGAATCGGCCATGCGGCGTTTCGTGTCGGCTATTTTCTCGCGCGCCGGATGAACGGCAGGGACAAATGTTGCTGGTTTTCAGTGCCGGAGATCGCAAGGCGGATTGGGGCGAGCGAGGGCCGTCGCGCGGTCAGCACCAGAACGGTGTCAGACGGGATTGGCGAACTGGAAAAGCAAGGGCTTCTCGTCGTGGTCCGGCGTCCGGGACGGCCGAGTACCTATTTTCTCAGGTTTCCGTTCGAATAACCCCCGCAAAAAATGCGGTACCACCCCGGCAAAAAATGCGGGGGAATATATAAAGCTGAATAACTAAAGGGTTAGTACCCTTAGATGTAGGGCTCTGAGGGTGGAGTATTGTATCTCTAGTCCGAACCGGTTTTTTTGAACGTCTCGATGATTTGAAAAGCCTGCCGGCGCTGGGCCGGTTCCAGGGTTTCCCAAAGCGACCAGATCGCGTCATCTTGGGTCGGGTCGACGTTCAAAATGTCGCCGGGCCTGCATTGCAGCGCGTCGGCAAGAGCCTCCAGGAGCGGTTGCCGATAATTGATCCGACCCGTTTCGAGCTGGGAAATCGTGCCCGGCGTGACGCCGACCCGCTCGGCGAGCTGGTCTTGGGTCAAGTTCCGGTATTCCCGCCATTGCCGGACGAAATGCCGGCGCGGGCCGTTCTTGAATCGGGGCTGGACACGTTTAGCCATCTCCACAGTCTGCCGCAGCGCACAAACCAGCGCCACATAGTGACACTAAATTTTTTCTTGACGGGACGACTATAGTAGCGCTACATAGGCGCATGGAACAGCTTCTCGAATGGATCAGGGCGGAACGCGGCCGGCTCACAGCGCTGGCTTCCAGCCTTGGGATCACTCCTAGCGCGATTTTGCAGTGGGACGAGGTGCCGGCGGGGCGCGTTCGCCGGGTTGCTGACCTGACGGATATTCCGCCGTCGATCCTTCGCCCTGATCTGTACGAGGGCATGGAGACGGTCCAGTGACGCGCAAGCTTCCTCCCGACGATCATGTACGCGCTCTGTGGGCTTCCGGCATGACGAAGGTGGCTATTGCCAAACGCTATGGGGCTAGTGTGGCGCAAGTACGCCGCGCTTGCGACCGCGCGGATGGTCGCGGACCTTGGGGTATGGGGCTTGATCATCGCTTTGCAGCGGGCCGCGCCCCCATAGACCACCGCCACACCGGCGAGGGTGCCGGCTACGGCAAGCCCATTGATCAGGATGATTGGTACGCGGCGGAACGCCTTTCCAAGGACGACTGCCGCGACCTTCTCAATGAGTGGGGGATTCCATGCCTCTAGTTCGCAAGCGCCCTCACGGCCCCGCAACAGCGGAAATTCATGTGCTTCATAGTCTTCTGGATCGACCGATGCACGGTGGTTGCTGGCGCAACGAGCCTCGCAACAACAACATGCTCGTCGCCCCCATAGATGGACCGTTGGCGCGTGATGAAGACAAATCTCAAATCTCCGTCGCCCGCATCCTCGATGCAAAGCAGGTCGGAAATATACACGTCCGGTACGTATATCGGCTCTGTGATGTTCTGAAAGTCGTAAAACAAAGCAAGCCTCCCATTGGTATGACCAGTGGAGGGTCGCGCCGGGGTAGTTTGCATTCAAGTCAAATTTTGACTGTCCAGTCAAAGGTTTCTGACCTTGGTTATCAAACCGTTATTGGCTGCACGCAACCCGCGAATGGCTTGGCGTTGTGCGCACCAGTGCGCGAATGGGGAGGTCGGATATGAGCAAGAAAGCGGATGCTCCGAACAATTGCCCCGGCTGCGGCACACCGTTGAAAAATGCGGGCGCTCCTATCGGGGATGACTATTGCCCGAACGATGATTGCCGGCTCCTCGTGGAAGAAATCCGGCGTCAAATTTCGTCCGCGATGGAAGCGCGCCGGCGCGACGCAAAAATTCGGGACGCCGCGCGCGATCTTCTGGAGGCGCTGGAGAAGCTTCTTGCTTGCCCGGCGATTGCAGACGGCAACCATAGCGAACCCGCTTGGGGCTGCAAGGAAACGGCGGAAGCCGAAGCATTCGCCCGCGCCGCCATCTCCAAAGCTACTGGAGGCGAGTGAGCGGACATGACTGATCACACAAACACCAATCGTCTCGTAGCTTCCTCCCGCGAGACGACCACAGCCGGGGAGGGTGTTTCTCCCGCGCTCTCCCCGGCGACCAATACAGGTTCGCACCACGACGAAGATGCGGCTGTCGTGGGCGGAACATGGCCTGCGGTGCGCCATGGCGACAAAAGCACCGCACCTAATTCCCCTGACCCGCACCTTTCGGCGGGCAATGACGGCTGCCCGAGCATACCAAGTCTCGATGCCGCTGGCGCAAAAAGCGAATCCGTTTGTACGGCGGATCGCGGTCGGGGCCCCATGCTGGGGGAATACGCAGCAGCAAATCGAGACAAGCCGTCGCCTATTCGCCGTTTACGGCAAAGCACGTAGAGCCATGGAGGGCTGTGTAATGTCATACGATCCTCAGCCCGGAATGCGCGTGGTGTGTATTCGTGATGATTGGGGCCAGCCATGTCAGTACCATCCCGAGCGCGGCAAGGTTTATACGATCAAATCGGTTGAAGCAGACGAGATGGTTGGCGACATTGTCTATATCGGGACTTATCTCGGATTCGATGAATGCCCAGTCGAGAGCGGCGGAGAGCCCATGTTTCATTCGAAGTGCTTCAAGCCCCTTGATGAAACCCGTCTCGATGTATTCCGCCGGCATTTGAACACGGTTCCTGGTCCTTGGGAAAGGGTGGGTGCGTGATGGCAGCAAAACAAACTTTCTGGGGCTTTGTTTGGTTGGGCACGAGCGTCATCATGTACTACGTGGATGGGGAAGTGACCATTTTATCTGCAGGCACTCTTGTTTGCGCAGTTGTCTTGTTCGCCGCCAGTGATGTCATCAAAGCGATCCAGGACAAGGATGGCCAGCAATGATCTGCCATCGCGATCAAACATTCTGCACGGCATATCAGGCCACATGCGCCAATCATGGATGTCCGCGCGCCTTGAGTGCAGCGGAATGGAAGGGCGCAACACTACCGATTTCATGGGCGGATTTCTCACGCGATTGCCCGGATAAGATCGAGACCAAGGCCGACCAGCTCGGCGCCGTTATCGATCCAGCCTATCAGGAGGAAGAGGCATGACGATCTTGCATGGTTTCGGTTTTGTGGCTGTTCTGGCATGGTTAGGAATCGCGCTCGTGCGACTTTATCGAGGCGAGGACTTCGAATCTGCATTGTCATTGGCTGGCGTCATCTGGCTTGTCATGGAAGGGTTGGGCGCATGACGATGTGGCTTGCAGTTTCATTGATCGGCTTCCTGTACGTGACGGGCATGGCGACGTTCACTGTAGCGGCCTATTTGGCGTTTGAGAGTGAGGCTGACAAGCGGCCTAGACCACCGGTTATCGTGGCGCTGTGTGCCGTTTGGCCGTTTCTGATGGCTGGTGTCCTGATCGGGGCAGTCGTTTCAATGGTGACGAAGGAAAGCGGCAAATGACTTGGCTCATGGTCACTTCAATCGCCATCCTCGCCTCCTTTATGGCCGGCGCTGCCTATTCCAGTAAGCAAGCGCGCCACTTCGAGGCCAAGGCTCGTAAAGCCGGCAACCTCACCAGCGAAAGAGGGTCGATTGTCATTCGCTGGAACGGGGTCGCGGATGGGTAATGCGGGATCGGGTCCACGCTGCTTTTGTGTGTGATCGGTCTCCTTTTCGGCTGGCGAAAGACCGGCTGAAACAGGTTCATTGACGAGCCCTGCAAACAGGTCTTGGCGGATCGGTGCATGGCTCATTTGAGTTCCTATCATGGTCAGTTCGCTACGAACGGAAACGTAGCGAAGGATGATGACAGGGTGTTGGGAAAGCGTGACAGGAAAACGGGTATGAGTGACACGGCCTTCTATCAGGGCATGATGCGGGATGCGTTCCCGACGCGCCGCTATGGAAGCGCAAAGGCCGCGCTGTATGAGGCCCACCGTTTCATCAGCCGGCGCGTGTCCAAGGACTTTACCCCGAGGCGTGCGCGGTCGATCTGGGAAGGTACGGCGGCGCGCATTGATGCGGAAGAAGCCGACGCTTTGCGTGCGGCAGAGATTGAAGGGGCACGGCGTGAATACAAGGAACTACAAGACCGGCTGGCGTTCCTGGAGACTTCTCTTGCCATGGCGGATGAGGCGTTTCATGGCCCGCAGATGGCTACGCATAGGGCGTTCGCGCGCGGCTTGGGCGGCGTGGATAGCCCCGGAGTTGGAAAGGACGGATAGATGAACAATCTTTCATGGCTGATCTATCTGGCGGAAGTAGCGGATAAGGTCAGCGCTTGGGCGGGCGCTATGTCAATAATCTTGGTGATGGTCGGCATTGCCGGGATGATGTTTATCGCAGTAGCGATCAGCCTTGACGAAATTAGCGTGCGGGCCGCGTCACGACTGGTGGGCGTGTGGGCGTTGGTTACGGCGCTTTTCGCCGCTGTCCACACAATCACGCCCAGCAGTCGCACCATCTACATGATCGCTGCATCCGAGATTGGTGAGACGGTCGTCACATCACCGGAGGCGATAGAAATGATGACCGACCTCAAGGCCATCATCAAAAGCCGCCTCAAGCAGGAACTGGAATAGACAAACCGCACGGGCGAAAGGACGCCATCATGCAGATGAAGACGAATGCAGGTAGCCTCGCGGACGCGCTCGGCATTGTTGGCGGGCTGGTACAGCGCAGAGGGAATATCCCAATTTTGGGTGCCGTGAAGCTGGAAAATGGCACGCTGTCTGTTCTGGGCGGAGTGGGTATGCGCGCGGACATCGCGTTGCCAACGGTAGGCAAGACGCGCGGCGCGGCGGCAATTGACTGCCATTCGCTGGCCGGACTTGCCCGCCATATCCCACGCGACGAGGTTGTAGAGATCACCGATGACTCTTCGCTTGCCGTGATCAAATTCAACGGTAGCGAATACCAGCTTCCATCCTATGCCGCGTCTGATTTTCCAAGCGACATGGAGAAGGTCGAGGGCGACCGTTCCGCAATGGATAACGCCGGCTTCGCCGCCGCGCTCAAGCGGGTGATGTTCGCGGCATCGACGGAAGAGATGCGCTACTATCTCAATGGCGTAGCGACGATTAATCTCGATGGCGAGCCATTGGTGGTGGCGACGGACGGCCACCGATTGGCGTATCTGTCCATCCCGTTTATGCCAAACGGCGCGGAGGGCGCAATCCTACCCTACGAAGCGGTGGCTTTTCTGGCAAAGCGCAAGCATGAACCAAAAGCGTCCGTCTATTCACCCGATGAAAGAAGGGCGCGGTTCGAATATGACGGGCTAGTTTTCACGACGCATTGCATCAAGGGGACCTATCCCGATGTTGCGCGGGTCATCCCGAAGTTGCCCGTTCCATACGCGCGCCTTGGCCGGCTAGACGCTATCGCTGCGCTGCGGCGCCTTTCGTCTCTAGATCAGTTTGGGGGCAATCCTGTTGTCCTCAGCGGATCGGATGATCGCCTGACAATGGTGCGCGGTGTCGGTGACAGTTGTGGCCGCGAGGCCATTCCATGCGTAACCCCCCAACTCGGAAACTTCAGGGTCGGCTTTAACGGCCGATACCTGATCGAAGTCCTGTCGGCACTTCGAGGCGACGCTGTGACGTTTGCCGCATCGCCGGATGATGGCGGGATAGGCTCGTCTCCAAGCGTAATAACGGCCGACGATGACCCGCTGCGCATCGTTCTGATGCCAATGCGTATCTAAGGGGACGCCATCATGAACAATGAAGACGACTACACAGGCGAAAGCGGTCCGTATGCGGACTGGATCGTATGCCTGTGCTCGTTCGCCGTTATCGCGGGCCTGTTCGGCGTTCTGAGCTGGCTGGTCTGGACCTATGCGCCGAACTTTCCGGCTTCTGAAAGCGCCGTGTTTGTGGATGGAGAGTCGGATTGGTGATGCCACTGCCACAGATCGATGGTGGGTTCTGCTCAATCCTTGCTGATCCGCCATGGTCATTCAAGACGTATAACAAGAAGTCCGGCACGACTCCGCATCGGGGCGCTGAGGACCACTACGTTGTTGCCTCATTCGAGGATATGGCGACGATCCCGGTGGCATCGGTCGCGGCGAAGGATTGCGCGCTGTTCATGTGGGTTGTGGATAGCCATTTCGATGAGGCATTGGCGCTCGGAAAGGCGTGGGGATTCGAGTTTAAGACGTGCGCTTTTGTCTGGTTCAAGGGACGCAACGAGGGCATCGTGCCAAAGGTCGGTATGGGCTACTGGACACGCAAACAGACGGAACAGTGCTGGTTATTCACGAGGGGAAAGCCTCCTCGGACCAGCAAGGGCGTTGAGCAAGCTATCTTTTGCGGGCGGGGTCGGCACTCGGCAAAGCCTGATGAGCAATACGAGCGGATAGAAGCCCTGACAGGCGGTCCATACCTTGAACTGTTCTCGCGTCTTTCAAGGCCCGGCTGGGCGGCGTGGGGCAACCAGACCGGCTTACGAGATGGTCTATTCGATGGAGAGGCGGCTTGAGGGCAAGACGCAACAAATACGGTGCCACCAAAACCACAATCGACGGCATCACCTTCGCGAGCAAGAAGGAGGCCAACCGCTATTGCGAGCTTCGCCTGCTTCAAAAGGCCGGCGAGATAACGCATCTGGAATTGCAGCCCGCATTCAAGCTGGCGATAGACGGCCGTCCGGTGCTGATCAGATCGCGCGGTTTTCCGAACGGACGGCAAGCCAAATACGTAGCCGATTTCGCATATTGGGATGGCGAAAAGCGGGTTGTCGAGGACGCTAAGGGATTTCGCACCGACACGTACAAGCTCAAGAAGGCGATTGTCGAGGCGATGTATCCGGGGCTGAGGGTCGTGGAGATATGAGCGGGCTCAAGGTGCTGATAGCGTGCGAGTTTTCCGGTACTGTCCGTAATGCCTTTCTGGCGCGCGGTCATGACGCGTGGTCGTGTGACCTTCTCCCAGCGGAGGACGGCAGCAACCGCCATATCCGTGCTGATGTGCGGTCGGTGCTTCACGACGGGTGGGATATGCTGATCGTCGCTCACCCGCCGTGCACGCGCCTGTGTAACAGCGGTGTTCGTTGGCTTCACACCCCGCCGCCGGGCAGAACACATGAAGAAATGTGGGCGGAACTGGAGGAAGGCGCAGCGCTGTTCTCTGACCTCTGGAACGCGCCTATCGAACGGATCGCGGTTGAGAACCCGGTTATGCATAAACACGCAAAAAAGCGGATAAAGAGCTTTCGGGAGCATACACAATCGGTGCAGCCTTGGCAGTTCGGTGACCCTGAAGCCAAGCGCACCTGTCTGTGGTTGAAGAACCTGCCGGCCCTTGTCCCTTCACACCATGAAAAGCCGGCCGAGTTGACCCATCGTGTCTGGCGTATGCCTCCCGGCCCCAACCGGCAGAAAGAACGATCACGCTTCTTCGCCGGCATTGCTGCCGCGATGGCAGATCAGTGGGGCCGATATGTGCTGGATCAGATCGGCAGCGCAGTGCCGTGTGACAAATCCTTGGGCTTGTTCGCGGAAGACCTAGGAAATGTAACACGTAAGGGGGCGGTTGCATGACCACTCTCCCACCAGACATCGAAGCCGAGCGCCTGGAACGCATGGGCCGGTCAAAACGCATATGGCTCAAAGACCACGGCCCAAAGCGGCCGGCACATGAAAGCGAATATGAACGTGAAAATCTGGAAGCGCTCATCAGCGCATGGCGACGGGCCAAGCGGGATATGGAGCGGGAAGGCGAGGGCTGATAATGGTAAAAACCAAGGCTCAAGAACACGAACTGTTCAAAGAGTTCTGGGAGGAAATATGGCGACCCAACATGCGCCATACAGACGGTCGTGGAGACGCCCGGAAGGCCTTCAACAAGCATATGGACATGGGCGCCGATCCACAAGACATCATAGACGGCGCAAGGGGTTTCTTTCGCTTCATGAAAGACGATGACCGCAAGTTTGTCCCGCTGGTCGCGTCATGGCTTAACAAGGAAGCCTACATCGATTGGGCCGAACGCGAGCGCGAATATCAGGCGAAGAAAGCCGAGCGGGAGGCGCGTGAAAACGTCGTGCCGATCCGAAGGGCCGCGCTACCGGAAAATCACTTCTCAAGGCAATGGGAACGAAAACAGGCGAGTGAATAATGGATATTGTCGAGCGTGCGATAGAGCGGGGCTATAATCCCGATTTTTACCGGAAGGTTGCCATCAAGCGGGCGGAAGAAGCCAAGGCGAAGCGAGAGCAAGAGCAACGGGAGCGCGCCGAAGAACGGGCAGAAAAGGCGAGGATATTCCGGGAACGGATGGCAAGCCTCGAAGCGGCTGCCAACCTTGAGCGCATGAAAGAAGATGCGGGGGATCGCCTTGAGGTCATACGCCGGGAACGTTTCCAGACATCGGAAAAGGAACTCATCACCACCATCGCCGAATATCATGGCATGGGCTATGCCGATATCATGGGTGCGAGTAGATCGAAGGCGGCGGTTCGCGCGAGGCACGAGGCGATAGCGGCCGTGGCGCTGGCCAAGACACACTTATCGACAACACAGATCGGGTGGATGTTCGGCAAAGACCACACGACAATCATCTATGTACTAAGGAAAATGGGGATAACCCGTTGAAGGGGAAGACAAAGGGCCTTCATTGCCCGGCATGTGGTAAAAGACCGTTCAAGACTATCGATTCAAGACCCACGAGAGCGGGCGTTCGGCGTCGTAAAGAATGCGTCAGTTGCTCGTATCGGATGACCACAATCGAGACAATGGTGGCGGGGAAGGTGCGGATATGGAAAGCTTAGGAGTGTTTCTTAGGCATCTCGCATTCAATTTACAAGTGGCGGCTCTCGTGGTCGTTTGTCTCAGCCTAATGATGACTCTCGGCGCGTTGATGGGCGCCGGGCTGTTTTGGCTTTCATTGGCACTAGACCCGATTTTGGGCCAATGGGCGATTCTAGTTGTGCTGATAGTGTTGATGGCGATATCGGCCATCATCGTCGCAGTTGTCCGGTCAGCAATTGAAATGCTGAAATAGAAGGCGGGACGGGGCGATAGGGGCGGGTGTTCATCGATGACCCTTTCTCAAAAACGGATTGACGCGCTGCACACGGTAGATCGTATGCCGTCCGGCCTTCGCGCATGTGTTCACGAGTTCGGCTTGCCGATTGTCACGGTCATGATGCAACGTGGCATCAACAACCCGGACCACATTCGGGAGATCGTGGCCGCTTGCTGGTCCGGGGGGCGGCAGCACGGGCAAGGAAATGACTCGCGTGGCGCGGTTGACTCGCTTCTGGCCAACGGCATTGTCACTTACGATGGGCTATGCAGGTTCTTGGCTTTGCGACAGCTTGTCATCGCTCCAATCTCGCCGACAAGGGAAATGCTCGATGCGAGTATGGCGGCCGTGTCCGGGTACAATGTGCGAGTGACCAAGGAGGAAAAACATCGGCGTCGCCTCCGAGCCGCGATGCTGACGATCCTTGAGGCGGACGAAGGAACGGGGCATTGAAGGCCAGAACACAAAGCGCGAAGATCAAGGCCAAGCGGGGCAGGCCACGCAAAGACGGCGTGCTTCGCGAGCCCAATGGACGCGCTATCCGATCCGACCAGAACGGCTATAAGCTCGCCGTGGAAGCCAGAGCCCGGATGCATCGGCTTTCGGTAGCAGATGCCGCCGATCCACAAGCCAGCACATTCATAGGCCGGTTGCACCTCGCATATTTGGCATGGAAAAAGAAGGCCAATCACGCCGAACGGACGGGCCGAAAATTCGACGTTCCCCAGCCGGCAATGAGCCTGAGTACGGCCAACTACTACGCCGCCCTGACGTTCCAGGAAGTCGCCAACGACTACGCCAAGGCGGTCCTGTCTCCCGGCGCCTACTACGAGCATAGAGGGCTCGGAACGGGCGACGAGGAAGCAGCGGAACGTTGGGCCATGACGGCATGTGCTCGACGGAAGAAGGCGATGGACATCGTTATGGAGTGCTGGCGGAACAACAAAGGATCACGTGTGCCGGAAGCGTTGGAACAGATCGTGCTCCGAGACAAGCAATGCGAAGACCTCGTTGGCGATCTAAGGACGGTGCTTTCAGACCTCAACCGTCATTTTAAGGGTTGACTGAAACGCGAATTTATGACATGCAGTGTCAGACTGACGCGTGATGCGTCGGGCGGAGGTCGGTACCTCTTACAAATCGCCCCAATCTGGGGCTAATGTCTCGCCGTAAGGTGAGTGGTGGAGGCTAAGGCAAATTGCCGTGCCCCTTATGGGTGTAACCCGGTACTTGTGGAATGCGGTCGGACGCGGGGGCAGTACCCGCCATCTCCACCAATGGGGATGAATTAGGATCGACGCCCGTTGGAAGCGAGTGACGCACCTCGGTATGATACCGCCGTTATCGGATCGAAATTTGAGCGGACAACGATAACGTTCCGTATGTTGAGGCTCTCGCGGCCTAACGGAGTTCGGCGGGCACTTGGCAACAGAAGCCCGCCACCTATTGTTCGTATACGTCGGGCCAGCCTCTGCAACGCAAGCCCCCGGCGTCAGTCTCAAAGGACTTCCGGCATGCCAAAGATCGCGAACGAAGAAGGCGATCATGGTTGTGCGGGCCTGAATGGGGCTCGCATGCTCGCGGCGGAGCGCCTTCGATCGGTTTCCAGCGTTCGGATTGGAGAACCGTCAAGTCGCAGGGAGTATCAGTTGGTAGCGTGCCGCACTTGGAATGCGGAAGCCGCTGGTTTGAGTCCAGCCGCCCAGACCAATCATCGCTGGCAATAGACCATACATCGGTGTGGTCTAATGGCTAAGACGTCAGTCTCCAAAACTGAAAATCTCGGTTCGATTCCGGGCTCCGGTGCCAATCCCGCCTCGTCTAGCGGTAGGACATCAGATTTTGGCTCTGAAGGCCGTGGTTCGAATCCATGGGCGGGAACCAAACCACATCACCCACCCGTAGCGTGCTGCGGGTTCACAGGCGCGAATGCCTGTGCTGTTTCACGAAGGAGGATAGATCGATGGCGAAGGAAATCGCCCCGTTCTGATATCAAGCGCACCGTGGTCCAGCGCTCGTGCAGGCGCGTTCACGGTTAGAGGCTCCATCCTCGATTGCCTGCACCGCGCCGATGCGCACCGTCACCGCGCAAGAGTGACGCCAGAAGCTGGTAACTGGCAAACGTATTCACGAACGCCCGGCCCCCGAACACCACAGAAGCCTCGTAGCTGTTAGCGAGGTGTCCGGGCACTTAATCAGGACGCCACAGACCGGTAACGGTTCTGTTTCCGCCGGTAAGCCAGCAGCCCGGCAACTATGGTGCGTGACTTCTGGATTGGCGCACCCGTCCTGAGCCGCAGAGCTCCGCACTGATAAAGCGAAACGCTGGCGGCAAACTAATCAGGGGAGTCGCCGCGTAGAATGCTCGCCATGGGGTCCGGCGGCGTAGCCCCCGCGAGCATCATTTCTATCGCAACACTTGCAGCCGGCGTAGGCCCCCCACGTCGCTCCCAGAGCCGAATCGACGCGCCGGGGCCCCGGTCCCTGCAACGCAAACCAGCTATGAGCACATGGCGATCCGCTAGGCCGGCGGGCGTGGGGTCGTCTTACCAAGGAGAGGTACCAACCATGATCGGCATGACTGTTTCTCATTCATCTGGCATTTCTGGTACGGTGGACGCCACTGTTGTCCATGCGGATGGCAAGGCATTTGCACGCGTGGATGACCACTGGTTGCCGGTGGATGAGCTGGCGTAATGTCTCAGCAGGGCGGCCTTCAAAAGCGCTTTCGTGAGACGGCCGGAACATCGCTAGACTGGAACGGCGACATGATGGCCGCAAGCCGTTTCTTCACGGCGGACTCTAGCGGTGACGCCAATGCGCATCTGTTCCGTTTGTGCAAGGCGGCAACGAACAGCACCGCCACCGATCTACCCGGGCAGTTGCAGGCTTATGCCGATATGTTCGGCGCGGCCAACTGGTCTAGCTGTGGTTATGATCAATGGCCGGGGGCGTGGTGACGCGGCAATAGGCGACACACGACATGACCAATCAAACGGTCGAGGTGGATGAGATGGCTAAAAGTCGGTTGGACATTCTGCGCGAGGAATTCGCAATCGTTCCGTCTGATGACCTGTACGCAGAGGTTTATCAGTCTGCATCAGGTGTGCAGATGTATATCGTGGCAAGCCCTTGGTCGGAAGCCAGGGTGCCGATTATGGATTATCACGACTTCCGGCGCGCCGCGCAGAAGGCCGCGCGTGAGCTGGCCCTGCAAATGGAGGGCGAAGAGGCGACGGCGTTGCAGAAGCGTCTATCCGGTTCTTTGGGAAGCGGGCAGGTTGCCCTTAACATTCGCAAGAATCTGATGGCAGGCGAGGTCGAGCGTGTTGCGTTGGCCATCGCAAACGCCATGAAGAGACAATACAAGCACGTGGATGTTCGCCATGTGAGAGGGCAGGTCGTTGAGGTCATTGATGACGACGTCAACACAACGTACGACTGCGAGAAACTAGCACTTGCGGCGTTGAAGGCCACGGCTGAGGAAGATACCTGACTATGGTCGATTCCGAAACGCAGAGTGAGCGCGGCAGGCCTACGGCCTACAGGAAAGAGTACGCAAAGCAAGCTAAGAAGCTTTGCGAGCGTGGCGCTACAGACTACGAGCTGGCGGACTTTTTCGAGGTGGACACGCGGACTATCTACCGGTGGAAAAATACCCACGATGATTTTTGTCATGCGGTCAAGGCTGGCAAGGATAAGGCTGACGACCGCGTAGAGCGTTCGTTGTTTAACAGGGCCGTTGGCTATTCCTTTGAGAGTGAAAAGGTCTTCCAGTTTCAGGGGCAGGTGGTAAGGGCCGCGACTGTCGAGCATGTGCCACCGGATTCCGGGGCGGCGTTCAATTGGCTAAAGAACCGCCGCCCGGAAGAATGGCGCGATAAGCGCGAGCTGGACCACACGTCGAGCGACGGCACCATGACGCCCACCCGTGTCGAACTTGTTGCGCCGGGGCATGACGACAGCACGGATTGAGCTTCCTCCAAAGCTCATCCCTGTTTTTGCAGGCCAGGCGCGTTATCGATGTGCTTATGGAGGGCGGGGTAGCGGCAAGACGCGCACCTTCGCCAAGATGGCCGCTGTCAGGGGCTATCAGTTAAGCCAAGAGGGCAAGCGCGGCGTCATTGTCTGCGGTCGCGAGTACATGAACTCGCTGGACGATAGTTCGATGGCTGAGGTTAAGGAGGCGATTGCGTCCGAGCCTTGGTTGGCGGCCCACTACGAGGTAGGCGAGAAGTTCATCCGAACCAGAGATGGCCGGATATCGTTCATCTTCATTGGCCTTCGCCACAACCTGGACAGCATCAAGTCGAAGGCCCGCATTCATGTGCTTTGGGTGGATGAGGCCGAGCCGGTTAGTGAGGCGGCGTGGCAAAAGGCCGTACCGACCGTTCGCGAACATGGTTCTGAAATCTGGGTTACATGGAACCCCGAGCAGAAGAACAGCGCGACACATAAGCGATTTCGTTTCAACCCGCCTGACGATGCGAAGGTGGTGGAGATCAATTGGCGGGATAATCCGTGGTTCCCTGCCGTCCTTGAGATGGAGCGCCTGGAGGACCAGCGCAAGCGGCCTGACGAATATGATCATATCTGGGAGGGCGCTTTCGCTACGGTCACTGAGGGTGCAATTCTAGCGCGCCTCATTGCCGTTGGCGACAGGGAAGGCCGTATAGGCGATCATGTGGATTATGATCCGAATGGGCCGGCCATTGAGATCAGTAGCGACCTTGGTTTCAGGGACACGGCGTGCTGGTGGTTCTGGCAACGTCGCGTGGGTGGTTTCGCGCTACTCGATTATGACGGGGATAGCGGCCTTGACGCTGAGGAATGGATACCGCGCCTGAAAAGGCGTCTTGAAGAACGCGGGTGGCCTCTCGGCAAGATATGGCTCCCGCACGACGCAAGGACAAAGACCTTCGCTAGCCGTCACAGCCCGATAGAACAGTTCATCAAGGGGTTTGGCGAAAGCAAGTGCGGGATCGTGCCGCAAACCAGCAAGACGGACAGGATCAACGCGGCGCGCACCGTGGTCAAGCAGTGCGAGTTTCATGAAAGCCGGTGCGAGGATGGGTTGGATGGCCTTCGCGCATGGAAATACGAATGGAACGACGACACCAAGACGTTCTCAAAAGAGCCGGCGCACGATTGGGCCAGCCACCCCGGCGACAGCTTTTCGTACGGCTGCCAAATGATGACGGCTTTGTCCAGCGCCCCGCCACCGGATAAGCGCGTCGTTGTCGAGGGTCCGCGTGGTTTGGTGGCCATGGCGCCCCCGCCCAAGCCCTTGACCGAAATGACATACAACGAGTTCCACGCCACCACGCGGCGGGGTCCGAAGCAGGAGCGGGTATAGATGGACGAATATACCGACGCTTCGCCTCAGAATGATAAGAAGCGCTCTGCAAGGGCATGGCTGGACGATATCCAGCAGGCCGAGCAGTCCATGGCCGACTGGACCAAGCGCGCCAAGAACATCGAGCGCATTTATCTCGATGACCGTGAGGAAAAGACCGACACACAGCGCAAATACGCGATGCTTTGGGCCAACGTGTCGGTGCTCCAGCCTGCCGTTTACGCCCAGCCGCCGCAGCCTGCCGTATCGAGGCGGTTTTCGGATCGCGATCCGATTGCGCGTGCCGTAGCTGAGGTTCTTGAGCGCTCTATCACGTCGATCTACGACCTGTCGGACATCGATAGCCCGATCAAATCGGCCCGTGACAACTACCTGATTGTCGGCCGGGGCACTATGTGGGTGCGCTATGTACCTACATTCAAGACGGAGCAGTACGAGGGCGACGAGGGCACGGAACTTGTAGAGGTTCTGGCCGACGAAACGCTAGCCTATGACTTTGTGCACTGGTCGGATTTCATTCACCCAAAAGCCCGCCGCTGGGAGGATTTGCCGTGGGTTGGCCGCAAGGTCTATCTGGACAAGGAGGCGGGCGAACAGCGTTTCGGCAAGGAGGTTTGGGATAAGGTTCGCGCCGCGTACATGGCGAACAAGCCGGGCGAATATGCCAAGGCCAAGCCGGATGACAAGACATGCGTATTCGAGGTGTGGTCCAAGCGCGATAACGAGGTGATATGGCTGGCGGAGAATTACGGCGAAGACGTTTTGGATCGCCGCCCACCGCTCTATATGCTCAAGGGCTTCTTTCCGTGCCCGAAGCCGCTCTACGCCACGCTGCCGACCGATAAGCTGAAGCCTGTACCGGATTACGTCTATTACCAGGATCAGGCGCAGGAAATCAACAAGCTTACGGCCAAGATCGACGCGCTTGAGGATGCGCTGAAGCTGGTCGGGTTTTACCCTGCCGGCGCCGATGGCGAAATATCGTCGGCCATTGAAATGGCGTTGAAGCCGGGCACCAGCAATCAGATGGTCCCTGTGCCGGGCTGGGCTTCTTTCGTCTCTGGCGGCGGCGCCAAGCAGATGATCGAATGGCTACCGGTCGAGAATGTCCTTGTGGTGCTTCAAGGCTGCATCGAATTGCGCCAGAAGCTCATTGAAGACGTTTACCAGATTACCGGTATTTCGGACATCATCCGGGGCTCGACTGACCCGAGAGAAACGCGCGGCGCGCAGCAGCTAAAGGCGCAGTGGGGCGGCACGCGCATTCGCCCGCGTCAGGAGGAAGTGGCGCGGTTCTGCCGCGACCTGACGCGCATCTCGGCGGAAATCCTGTCGGAGAAGTTCCAGCCCGATACGTTGTGGCGTCTATCCGGCCTCAAATACCCCACCGCCGAGGAAAAGGCGGCCGCTGAAAAGCAAATTCAGCAATTCGAGAAGATAGCCCGACTGATGGCGCAACAAGCGCAGGCGACCGGCCAGCCGCCGCCCCCGATGCCTCCCATCCCGGAAGAAATCGAGGACATGCTGAAAAAGCCCTCACAGGAGGAAATCATCAACCTGATGCGCGACGACCAGTTGCGTTCATACCGCATTGGCATCGAAACGGACAGCACCATTGCAGCCGATGAGCAGTCCGAAAAGGAAAGCCGGCAGGAATTCGTTACGGTTCTAGGCGGGCTGATGGGGCAGGCCATCCCGACCGCGATGCAGGTGCCCGAGCTGGTTCCGGTGATCGGTGAATCGCTTCTGTTCATGGCCCGCGCCTATCGCGCCGGCCGTTCGATGGAGGATGTGATTGAAACGGCGGTCGAGAACCTGACCAAGAAGGCCGATAGCGCCGGCAATCAACCCCCGCCGCCTGACCCGCGCGTCGAGAAGATCAAGGCCGATGCCAAGTTGCAGGAGCAGAAGTTGGCGGCGCAGGTCAAGAACGATCAGGCCAAGACTCAAATCGACGCTCAGGAGACCATGAGCAAGGAACAGCGTGAGTGGGCCGAGTTCCAAAGCCGCGACAAGTTGGCATGGGCTGAGTTCCAGGCCGATCAGGAGCGCGCCCGCGCCGAGATGATGCTGAAACAGCAATCCGCCAATCAAACGTGGGTGGGGTGATGTCTGAATATCACTGGTACACGCTTGGCGACGGCCGGCGCGTCTTCCGCAAGGCTCCCAAGCCTTCGCCTCATCGTTCCGATCTGTCGCGGCCCTATATTCGCGCCGATGGAATGGACGCGGTGTGGAACCCTGTCGATGGCAACCACTACGAGAGCCGTAGCCAATATGAGCGCGCGGTGAAGCAGGCCGGGTGCGAAATCGTCGGTGACGACAAGGGGCATTGGGAAAAGGCCGGTGCGCGCGACACCGAACCCAAGGGCGTCAAGGAAGACATCGTGCAGGCATGGCAGCAACTTTCATCGTAAAAGGAAATGACAATGACAACGACTGAACTCATGGGCCTCGGGCTTCCCGCCGCCCTTGCCGAGCGGCTGGGTTACATCACTCATGCCGGGAACCCTAACAGCAGCATTACGCCGAAATTCATCGGCCAGTGGGTCTTGGATATCACCAACGACATCTGGTATCGCGCCGCCGGCACGGCAACCACGGATTGGAAGGCCTTGAACGCCTGATAGGCGACGACATTTCTGGCAGACCGTAGCGTCGTAGGGTTCCCTGCGGCGCTTTTTTTACACCTCTGACATCAACAGATCAGGTAAAACATGACTGACGAAGCCATGAACGTGGACACGGCGTCCGCGATCGAAGAAGAAGTGTCCCTTCGCGATACCATCAAGGCCGAATTTGAGCGGTCCAGCAACCCGCCCGTCGAAGAAAATGTTGCGGCGCCGGTGGATGAAGACGCCATTGGTCTGGGGGCCGATACGGCGGAACAGGACGCCCGTGGTCGCGACGAAAAGGGCCGCTTCAAGGCCAAGGAAGGCGATTCTGACCCGGCAGCGGAAGTGCAGGATAGTGGCGAGCAGGAAGCGGCGCAGACCGCAGACGAAAACGCGGCCAGCGACAAGTATGCCGGGCCGCCTCCGGGATGGTCTGTGGCTTCGAAAGCCGCGTTTGACGAACTGCCGGAAAGCGTGCGCTTAGATATCGCCAAGCGCGAGCGCGAAATCGATCAGGGCTTTGCCAAGCTGAAAGAATACAAGCCGCTCGAACGTTTTGTCGAGACGGCCAAGCAGCATGGCATGGAGCCGGCCGAGTTCTTCGAATCTTACCGCCGCGCCGAGGAATATCTACAACGCGATCCGCAAAATGCGATCCTTTGGCTTTGCCAGAACTACGGCGTTGATCCGTCGCAGATTGGCGGTCAGAAGGCCAATGAACAGACTGCCGATGCGCAGCAGGCCGACCCGGCCATGCAGCCGCTTTTGCAGGAAATCAATTCGCTCAAGCAGCAGTTGGCCCGCGTCAACACGCTTGAACAAACCGTGTACGGGGAAAAGCAGGCACAGGCCACTTCAAAGGTCGAGGCATTTTTCTCCGATCCCAAAAACAAATTCGCTGAGAACGTAGCACCTCAAATGCTCGGGCTCATCCAGCAGGCCAACGCTTCGGGCCAGCCGGTCGATCTCAATCAGATTTACGAGACGGCTTGCTATATGAACCCGGAAGTTCGCGATGCGCTCATCAAAGAGCGGCTGAACGCGGACGCCAAGGCGAAGGCTGCAAAAGCCAAGCAGGCCGCCGATCAGGCGCGGCAAGCAGGCGCATCCATAACCGGCGGACCTGCGGCCACTCAGGCCGGGGCAGAGCCGGATTCTGAAAACCTCCGCGCCCTCCTTGAGCAGAATTACGCTGCGATGCAGGGGCGCACATGACCCAAAAGGAATAGGATATGGCATCGCCCAATCTTTCTGAACTGGTCACCACCACGCTGCGCAGCCGCACCAAGCGGCTGGCGGACAACGTGACCAAATCCACTGCCCTCCTGGACCGCCTTAACCGGCGCGGGAAGGTCAAGCCTGTCTCCGGTGGCCGCACCATCGTGCAGGAGCTTGAATACGACGAGAACAGCACGTTCATGCGTTATGGTGGGTATGAAGCCCTCAACATCTCGCCTTCCGACGTTTTCTCGGCGGCTGAATACGACTGGAAGCAGGCCTCTGTTGCCGTGACCATCAGCGGTCTTGAGCAAATCCAGAACGCCGGCCCGGAAGCCATCATCGATCTTCTGGAATCGCGCATCGGCAATGCCGAAAAGACCATGAAGAACAACATCGGTGCCGATACCTACAGTGACGGTACTGCCGATGGCGGCAAGCAGATCGGCGGCATGCAGCTTCTGGTTTCCGACGCGCCCGGTTCTGACATCGTGGGTGGTATCGACGCCTCCACGTGGACGTTCTGGCGTAACGTCGCCTTTGACGCCACCACGGATGGCGGTGCGCCGGCCAGTGCGGCCAATATCCAGTCCTACATGAACCAGGTGTGGGTGCAGTTGGTCCGCAACTCGGACAAGCCCGACCTGATCGTGGCGGACAACAACTACTGGCGCCACTATCTGGAAAGCCTCCAGGCGATCCAGCGCATTCAGTCGATCAGTGAGGCGTCGGCAGGCTTCTCCAGCCTGAAATACATGACTGCCGATGTGGTCCTTGACGGTGGTTTCGGCGGCTCTGCCCCCACCAACAAGATGTACTTCCTCAACACCGACTATCTGTTCTATCGCCCGTCGCGTGATCGCAACATGTCGGTCGAGGATGGTGAGCGCGTTCCCGTCAATCAGGACGCCATCACCCGCCTGATCTTCTTTGCGGGCAACATGACCACCTCCAACCGGTCGCTGCAAGGCGTCCTCAAGGACTAACCCCATAGGGTCGCCTCCGGGCGGCCCTTCCTCATTTTCGAAGGAAACGAAACATGGCTTTTGCAACTGACGGCAAGGTCGGTGTGGGGTTTGACCGCCGCACCGCCACGCCTGAATTCGGTCTTGGAACCGCTGCTATCGGCTCTGGCAATACGACCTGGGTCTATGTCAAGGCTTCTGCCGCGATCAATGACGCCACGGTTGTCATCCTGACCACGCCGGGCTTTACGGCCGCTGCCGGTGCGGGTGATTTCACCGCCGATACCGGGTTTGCGAATGGCGAATATGGCTGGATTCGCAAGACCACCAGCCCGCTTGACGGCAACTGATAATCGATAGGGGCGGCTTCCGGGCCGCCCTTTTCTCATTTCCAATCAAACGGAGAGAACATCATGGCTAAAGGCCTGATCGCAGAATTTTACATCGATGCCGTTCATATGAAACACGAATCCGAACAGGAAGGTCGCCCGATCTTCAAGGATTTCGAGTTCATCAAGATCATCCCCATCGGCGACAACAAAACCGTCGTCACCAAGCGCGTGACCGAAGCCGAACGGCAGAAATTCCCCGAAGAATACGCGGTGTTCAAGAAGGGCGTCGAGCAGACCTTTTCCGGCACGCCGCTGATGCAGTGGCCGGCCATTCTGCCGGCGCAGATCAAGCTTTTGAACCATTTCAACGTCTATACCGTCGATCAGCTTGCCGAGCTGAATGACATCGCGATTTCAAAGATCGGTCCCGGTACGCGTGAACTGGTCGAGAAGGCCAAGGCCTATCTGGCAAAGGCTGCGAATACTGCCGAGGCGCAGCGTTTCGCGGCCGAGAACGAGCGCATGAAAGACGATATGGCACGTATGAGCAGGACTATCGAGGAACTGTCTCAGCGACTTGAGGAAAAGTCGGACACGCCCAAGCGCGGGCCCGGCCGGCCCCGCAAGGAAGAAGCCGAAGCGGCGTAAGGAAGCAACATGAGCGCTCTCCTTGTCATTCAGGACGCGGTTGAACAACTGCCGATCACCAATATCCCATCGACCATCGAGGGGACGGATGACCCGGATGTTGTAAGCCTGCGCGCTGCGTTGAACATGACAGGGAGGGCGCTTGTCGCTCGCCATAACTGGAACACGCTTGGCAAGTCCTTCGCCTTTATCGCGACGGGCGGCACGCCCCAGCAGGAGGCCTTGCCTGACGACTGGCGCACGTCCTTTTCCAATGCGTCTGTCTGGCGCTCCGGGTCCAGTTTTTCGCCGCTGTCCGGCCCGTGCGCGCCGGATGCATGGCATCGGCTCCTGACCGTACCCGGTGCGGGTTTCCCCGGCTACTGGCGGCAGTTTGGCGGCAATCTGGAAATCCTTGGCGTTGCCTCCGGCGAAACGTTGTCGGTGCAGTATGTCAGCAAAGGGTGGGTTGTCCCGATTTCTGGTGGGGTGAACAAGGAGCGCGTGTCGAAAGACGATGACGCGTTCGCCTTCCCCGAATATCTCCTGACGCTCGGGACGGTCTACAATTGGCTGTCCATGAAGAACCTGCCCTATGCGCAGGAAATGGCCGATTTCGAGCATCAACTTGAGTTGGATATCTCGGCGGATCGCGCCGCCCGTCCGGTCAACACGTCATGGCCTGTCGATCCCATGGTTGCGTCCCGCACCTGGCCTGGCATCATCACGCCGTAGGGTGATCAATGCGACAACCTGCCGTTTTCAAGGGCGCTATGAGGCGTCCCGCGCCCTATTCCACGCAAAACGTCGCGCGCCCCTTTGCCTTTGCAGCGCCTACGGGCGGCTGGATTGCCAATCGCAACAAGGCCAATCCGAACGGTCCTGATGTCCCTCCTGGCGCCGAGGTGCTGGAAAACCTGTTTCCGACCGCCGAGGGCGCTATCATGCGCCGGGGCAGCGATCTTTATGCCACGCTTGGCGAAGGGGATAAACCCACCACCGCGCTGTTTGCCTACAAGAACGGCAGTCAGGAAGAATTATTCGGCGCGACTGAGGATGCGGTTTACAACGTCACAAGCATCGTCTCGCCTACGAACTATCGTCTCGGCACTGAGGGCGGAAGCCTGTTCATTACGGATGCCGGGGATTATTTCGGCGAGCGCAGCACGGGGGACCTGTCGGTTATCACGGGGCGGACGGGCGGCGCTTGGGTCGATGCGCAGTTCGCCACGTCTGGCGGCGTGTTTCTGGTGCTGGTTAACGGCACTGACCCGATGCTACTCTACGATGGTTCGTTCTGGTATCCCATCGGCAGTGAAGATGTCTATCGCCTCGCCTATGATGGCGGGACGGCTGCGTTCACCATCGGACAGACCGTCACGGGCGGCACGTCGGGCGCCACGGCAGAAATCGTCAATATCGCGGGCGATGAAACCAGCGGCACCCTGATCATCCATACCATCGCTGGGGGGCCGTTTCAGGACAATGAAGCCCTGACGGATGGGACAGGCGGTTCGGCTTTGGCGTCCGGCGCTGAGGTATTGGCCTATTCCGGCATCACGGGCGTGAACACGGCCGATCTGGATTTCGTGTGGGTTTACAAAAACCGCCTCTTCTTTGTGGAGAAGAACAGCCTGGACGCGTGGTATCTGCCGGTGGACAGCATTGGCGGCGCGGCGGCTAAAATCCCACTCGGCGGTGTCATGACCAAAGGCGGGCGGCTCCTGTTTGGTCAAAGCTGGTCGCTTGGCACTGGTGAAAGCGGCGGCTTGTCGGCGCAGTGCATCTTTGCCACTGCCGAGGGGCAGGTTGCTGTTTTCCAGGGCAACAACCCCGCGTCGGCGTCTGAATGGTCGCAGGTCGGCGTTTATCGCATCGGCGAGCCCCTTGGAAAGCAGGCATTCATCCCGGCCGGCGGCGATCTGGTAATTGCTACCGATATCGGTTTCGTGCCGCTCTCGCAGGCCATCCAGCGCGACTACGCGGCTCTTTCGCCCTCTGCCGTGTCCTATCCCATTGAAGATGCGTGGAACGACGCCGTAGCGTTGCGCAAGTCCGGCGAATGGCATTGCGAGGTGTGGCCGGCAAACCAGATGGTCGTGGTCGCGCTTCCGTCCGTCAACCAACAGCCTCCGCGTTGGTTCGTGGCCAATACGCGCACCGGGGCGTGGGGCCTGTTTTCGAATTGGGATGCCACCTGCATGGAGGTGTTTCAGGGCCATCTCTATTTCGGCTCGATTGATGGAAAGGTCGTGCAGGCCAACGTTACGGGTCAGGATGAAGGCAAGCCGTACACCGCGACGTTCGTGCCGCTGTTCCACGACCTTGGCGACCCGACCGCGATCAAGATCGGCAAAATGGCGCGGCCCGTTCTTCGCGGTGAGGTTAACCCGAAACCGCGCATCTCGTTGCAGAGCGATTACGAAATCAACCTTCCGCCGCCTCCAGCATCTCCATCGGTCGAAGGAAGTTCGGCTTGGGGTGTCGGCATTTGGGGTACGGCGCGATGGGATGTCACCGGCGCGCAACTGACTTTCCAGGAATGGCACGTTGTTGGCGGGTCGGGTTATGCCGTGGCGCCGTCTTTTCAGATGACGAGCGGGGCAGTCGTGCCGCTGGATATCGAAATTGTGCGCATCGATTTCGCCTATAGTCAGTCGTCGTCAATCGTATGATGGATATTCTGTGGGGCGGGCCGCGCGATCCTGAATTGAACAGGGCGCTTGCATTGTGGTGCGCGGTTCAGATCGGTTTGCCGCGCCCGTTCGAAGAACCTTATACCACCATGGGCGTCATGAAGGACGGCACTGTCGTCGGCGTGGTGGTGTTCAACAACTGGCAGCCCGAGGCTGGGGTTATTGAGATGCACAGCGCGGCGACAACGCCTCGTTGGCTGACCAGACCAGTCCTCAAAGCCATGTTCGGATATGCGTTCCATCAAGCGGGCGCGCAAATGGTCGTGACGCGGGTTTCGGAGCGGGATAGTCGCCTGCTTCGCATCTTCACGGCGTACGGCTTCGATCACGTCACCATCCCCCGGCTTAGGGGGCGCGAGGAAGGCGAACGCATTTTCTTCCTGACAGATGATGCGTGGCTCTCGAACCGCTTCAATGCGAGAGAGCGTCACCCCATCGCGTCGAAAAAAACTGTTGAGGATCAATACATTGGGTAAGCCAAAACCGCCCGCTCCGCCAGACCCGCGAGAAACGTCTGCGGCACAGACCGGCACCAGTGTCGCGACGGCGCTTGCCAACGCGATGCTTGGTAATGTCAACCGTGTCGGGCCGGAAGGAAGCGTGACCTATGACCAGTCCGGCGAATATTCCTTCACGGACCCGTATACCGGCCAGACGTACCATATCCCGCGCTTCACGGAAAATGTTCAGCTTTCCGACAATCAGCAGCGCACCTATGATCGCCAGCAGGATGCTGAGTTCAACCTAGCCGATCTGGCGGCGCAGCAATCCGGCTTCCTGACTGATTACATGGCCGAACCGATCGACCTCAGCAATGAGGCGACGGAGGCGCGACTATTCGAACTCGGCTCAAAGCGCCTTGACCCGCGTTTTGCACGCGAAGAAGAAGCGATGCGCACGAATTTGCTCAATCGCGGTATTCGAGAGGGCTCAGACGCTTTCTCGGCGGCGATGGGCGATTTCAACCAAGGCCGCAACGACGCCTACAACCAGCTCTTGCTCACGGGCCGGGGGCAGGCCGTGCAGGAGGCGCTTGCGCAGCGGTCGCAGCCCATTAATGAGATTGCATCGCTGTTGGGTGGTTCTCAGGTCAATATCCCGCAGTTCACGGGCGGCAACATGCCGACAATCCCGACCACGGATAACGCCGGACTGATCAACCAGAACTACAACCAGCAGCTCCAGAACTGGCAGATTCAGAACCAGCAGCGCAACAGCCTGCTCGGTGGCCTGTTTGGGCTGGGGTCGTCTCTCATCATGTCGGACAAGCGCACCAAGGAAGACATTGAGAAGGTCGGCAAGACCGACGACGGGCAGGCCATCTACAAGTTCCGCTACAAGGGCTCTCCGTTACTCCAGATGGGCCTTATGGCTCAGGAAGTGGAGAAGAAGAAGCCCGGCGCGGTCAAGGAAGTGGCGGGGATAAAGATGGTCGATTACGGCAAGGCATTGGAAGGAGCCTGATATGTACGAGGAAATTTTGCGGGCTTTTCTCCAGAATGCACGTCAGCAAGGCGGCATTGGCCGCACGGGCGGCGTCCCTGACCCGAACGGTTCATCTAGCAATATGCCGATGGCTGGCGGAACGATGGGTGGGGCCGCACCGGCTCCTATGCCGCAGGGGCTTCCTCAGGTGCCTGAAAATACTGTCCCGGCCCCAATGATGCTTTCGGAGCAGCCAACGTTGGATGCCGAGCGCCCGCAGTTCATACCGCAGGCCATGGGCGGTCTTGCCACGATGCAGGCCGAGCAGCCGCAGGCACCGCAGTTCAACGCGATGGGTGGCCTTGCGCGACCGCAGCCCACGCTTGCGAAGCCGCAGCCTGTAAAGCCCGCGTTCCAGTCACCGCTTTTCACCATGGGCGCAGGGGGCATGTATGGCGGTCGGTGATCTTTCCTTTGCCTTCGACGCATCCAAGGAAACGCCGGATAGCGTTGCCAAGAAGCGCGCCATTGCCGAGGCTATCGCGGCGAGGCAAATGACCGGCGCGCCTCGCGATGTTGGCGAGGGCTTGAATGCCATTGGTCAGGCATTGCTCTATCGTCGCATGATGGGCGGTGTGGACAAGGCCGAAGGCGCGGGCCGTGCCGGCGCGTCCAGCGCAATGCAGTCGATCATTGGCGCGCTCAGTGGCGGCAATTTCCCTGATGCGCCGCGCGGCGATGCGCCCATGTCTCCCATGGCTGGCGGTGAACCGATGGACCCGGCCAGTGCGCGCGTTGCACAGGCTCATTCTGTCGGGGGTGATATGTCGCCGTTCCGCGACGCTATTGCATCCATCGAAAGCGACGGTCACGGCGGCTATGCCGCAATTGGTCCGACCCATCCGAAGCTTGGCCGCGCTCTTGGCCGGTATCAGGTGATGGAGGCCAATATCGGCCCATGGTCGACGGCTGCCCTCGGCCGTGAAGTGACGCCGGATGAATTTCTGTCGAATCCGCAAATCCAGGATGCGATTTTTGACCATCGATTTGGCAGCTATGTCGAAAAGTACGGCAACCCGCAGGACGCGGCCAGCGCATGGTTTACCGGGCTGCCCGCATCTCAAGGTGCTGGGCGCAAGGACGTGCTCGGAACGTCTGGTTCGCAGTACGTGGATAAATTCTCGCGTGCGCTCGGCAATGCTGGTGCGGCCCCGGCTTCTGCCGGCACGCCGGATATCCGGCAAGCTCTCGTGGAAGCCATGGCGAACGGCGGCGGCAAGCCTCCCGTCCAGATGGCACAGGCCGGCATGGATAGGCTCCCCGTCATGGCTGGCGGCACGGCAGACGCGGTAGACCCGAACGATGGGCCTTCCATGGCGCAGTTGTTCAACGCCGCGCAAAACCCTTGGCTTTCCGACACTCAGCGTTCGCTCGTCAACGCGCTTCTCAATCGCGAGATGCAGCAGAACGATCCGATGCGTCAGATGGAAATGGAGCGCGCCCAGCTTGAGCTTGAGCAGTTGCGCAATCCTCAGCCTAAACAGACCGACGATATCCGTGAATACGAGTTCGCGCGTCAGCAGGGCTATCAGGGCACGTTCCAGGATTTCATGACGGACATGCGCAAGGCCGGCGCGACGAATGTTACGGTCGGGGGCGGTGAAGTCGGTACAATCCCGCAGGGCTTCGAGTTGTTCACCAACCCCGAAACCGGCTCTCGGTCCATGAGGCCGATTCCGGGCGGCCCTGCCGCCGCTGAGGTGGATGCAAAGGCTCGCGCCGAAGAAGCTCGTCGCACTGGCGAGGTTGACCGGGGTGGCCTTGTGACACAGGAGATCGACCGTGCTCTTGACCTGATGGACACGGGCATTCTGCCGGACACGGGATTTGGCGCGCTTCTGTCTGGCGTGCCGAACACCGATGCGAAGGCAATCTCGAAGCTACTTGACACGATCCGCGCCAATATCGGTTTCGAGGAACTGAACCGTATGCGTCAGCAGTCGCCAACAGGTGGCGCGCTTGGCCAGGTCACGGAACGCGAACTGAACTTCCTCCAATCCGTGGCCGGTTCTCTGGACCAGTCTCAATCGGCGGACCAGTTGAAATTCAACCTGAACCGACTCTGGAACACCTATATGGATACGATCCACGGTGAGGGCAGGGGGCCGGCGCGACGGCCGCTCGGCGGTGCTCCGCAGGCCGATGGCGCTATTCCTGATGGCGTTGACCCGACCGATTGGGAGTTCATGACGCCGGAAGAAAGGGCGCTGTTTCGATGAACCCTGAACAGCAGAAAGCGCTTGCTCTTGCTCGCGCTCGCCGTAGGCGCAAGGAAACGGATGGCTGGTCCCCTGAGAAGGAGGCCGACTTAGCCGAAAAGATCACCGGCAAGGGCACGTTTGCCGACATGACCGGCAGCGGCATCGCAAAGGCCATCCCGTTCGGCGATGAAATCGTGTCGGGGGTCAATGCGCCCTTCCGTGCAGGCCGTGAGTGGATGCAGGGTGATGGGTTCGACCTGGGACGCGCCTATGATCGCAACATGCAGGTCGAGGAAGAATTGCAGCAGCGGCGCTCAAGGCGCTCCCCAATCGCCACGACATTCGGTGCAGTTGCAGGCGGATTGGGGGCCGCGACACCGCTAATGAAGGGTGGTGTTTCCTTTCTACAGGGTGCCAAACCGACGCTTGGCAGTCTTGCAGGGCGCGGCGCGGCCGAGGGCGCGGCCTACGGTGCGGTCTATGGCGCTGGGGAAGGACGGGGGCTTGAGGAGCGGGCGTACAATGCTGCTGTTGGCGGGGGGCTGGGCGCAGCCACGGGCGGCGCTACAGGCGCGGCAAGCCGCCTTGGCGTGCGTGGCGCAACAAAACAGTCCGCACCGTCACTTGACGATCTTCGCACGGCGGCGAACACCGCCTATCAGAATGCGGACCAGGCCGGGGTCGTGTTCACGCCAAATGCTGTCAACAAGGTTGCAAAGGACGTGGTTGGGAAGTTGAGCGATATTGGCTTCGACCCGGCTTTGCAGCCCGGCGCGGCGGCTGTCGTGAAGCGGCTTCGCGATCTTAATGGGCAGAACGTGACGTTGAAGGGGCTTGACACGCTCAGGAAAGTTGCATCCAACGGGTTCATTCCCGGCAACCAGTCCAACAACAAGGCGATTTCCAGCATCATCGAGGCTATCGATGACGTGATTGCCAATCCGGGGCAGGGTGGCGTTCTGATGGGGAACCAGCAGGCCGGCGCGTCTGCCTTGAGGACAGCTCGCGAATTGTGGAGTCGGGTCAGTAAGGCGGAGCGCTTGTCGGATGCAGTTTCTCGTGCCGAATTGCGAGCCGGCTCTACCGGTTCTGGCGGCAATGTTGACAACGCTATTCGTCAGAACGTCCGGCGCCTTGTCGAGAAGCCACGTGGCTTTAACAAGGCCGAACAAGAGGCTCTGGAAAAGATTGTGACGGGAACGCCGGGGCAAAATACCCTAAGGCTGGCCGGCAAGCTCTCGCCTTCCGGCAATGGGCTTATGGCAGCACTTGGTATTGGCGGAACCATGGTCAACCCGGCCATCGGGGCGCTGTCCCTCGGCGGAATGGGCGCTAAGACGGCGGCTGATGCGCTGACCAAAAATAGCGTGAATTTGGCCGATGCGCTAATTCGCTCGGGCGGCGCTACGGCGAAGCAGTCTCTTACGCCTATTCAGCAAGCCATTATCGAAGCGCTGGTAGGTTCAGGCGCTCGCGCGCTTCCTTCGAACATATCCCGGTAGGCTTGCATAGCAGGTGGTCCGCCAAGTAGGTCACGACCGGCTTCGCTATCAGAAATGCGAACGCAATGGCGAACGCAAACTGTAGGAAGAATGGTAGGGCATTCGGCCCAAGGATTGGCTGACGCTTCACGAACACCTCGTTGTGATCTGGTTGGATGCCCCGATAACGGAACCGCCTATCGTGCTCGTGCAGAGTGTCGGTCTTGGTGCTGATGGAGCCGCCACGGGTGAGGGAACGTATTGCTGGCCTCCAAAAGGAAAGGTCGGCATTGCCCCGTCTGATGAGCCACATCGGTATGTCATGCCGTACCATGTGATCGGCCCCGGCAACAGGTCGGCCAACAATCCGCCGGCCTTACTGTAGCTGTCCATGACTTGATACGGGCCGTTGCAGGTCTTGACGGCCGTCTTGAAGCACCCGGTCGGTGAGCCTGAGCATTTCGTCTGGTTCATGACAGCGCCGGTTGGACCGGGAACCGGCTCCGCCGTGGTGCAGCCCGCTAGAGCAAAAAATAGGGGGAGAGCGAACTTCCGCATCTCCGCCAATATCGCAATTCGCATGCCGTTCCGCAAGGGGCGGCTTTTTTATGGAGCAGCCCATGCCTAGAGCAGGCGGCGTTTATTCGCTTCCCGGCAGCTACAAGGCCACGACCGGCCAGCCGATCACTGTTGCCCAGCACAACCCCGTCCTGGAAGACATCGGGACGGCACTTACGGGGTCTTTGCCTCGCGATGGGTCTGCGGCCATGCAGGCCAACATGCCAATGGGCGCAAAGCGCGTCACGAATATGGCCGCCGGCACAGAGCCAACCGACGCCGTGACGCGAGCGCAGCTTGTCGCCCTTCTGCCCCCTGGGATTATCAACGATTACGCCGGCCCTTCGGCCCCCGCCGGTTGGCTGCTCTGTTACGGCCAAGCAGTATCCAGATCGACCTATTCGACGCTCTTTGCGGCAATCGGGACCACGTACGGGTCCGGCGACGGATCGACTACATTCAACCTTCCTGACCATCGCGGACGCGTAAGCGCCGGCAAAGACGATATGGGCGGCACGAGCGCCAATCGTCTTTCTTCCATTGGAAGCACAGCCTTGGGCGCTGTGGGCGGCTCGCAAACACATGTCCTTTCTATCGCGGAAATGCCGTCTCATAACCATGACGGGACTACCGGCAATGCCGGCGCGCACAACCACACCGTATCCGACAGCACGACGGCAGACGGAACCGGCTTTGACTTCGGCAGCGGCTATATCCAACCCGCTGTGGTGACCCGCGTGACTTCAGACGCACCCAATCACGCACACACCATCCCATCGCAGGGCGGAGGCGGGGCGCACAACAACGTGCAGCCGACAATCATCACGAATAAAATCATCTGGACTGGCATATTCAATGGCTGATATTCGGATTAGAGACCTACCGGCGGATACCTCTCCGGTAGACACGGACGTTGTGGCCATTGATGGTGCGACGACGCGTAAATCTACCCTTGCTGAAATCGTATCGGCCGGCCGCCCCATGGCTAACCAGGCCGAAGCGGAGGCTGGCGTCGATGCGCTGGCGGCGATGTCCCCCCTCACGACTAAGCAGGCTATCGATGCGCTTGGCGGTGCGCAGTTTGCCACAACGGCGCAGGGAACAAAGGCCGATACTGCCCTACAACCCGCCGCCGTTGGCGTCACTATTCAGGCCTATAACGACATGCTTTCGAGTGTGGCCGGGCTTTCCTATTCCAACGGCGATCTGATCTATGCCAATGGTGCGGCTTCGATGGCCCGCCTCGGCATTGCGCCGAACGGCTACTTCCTCATGTCGGACGGCTCGACCCCGGTATGGAGTTCGTCCGGCCCGACCGGAATGCTCGCGAGCGTCTACGACCCGCAGAATATCAGCAGCGATGTTTTCGACCGCGCCAACCACACCGGGACGCAGGCTATTTCGACGGTCAGCGGGCTTCAAGGCGCGCTCGACGCAAAGACGACCGGGTTCCCGACCAAATCCGCCGCCGAGGCTTACGCGCCCTCCGCCGCCCCTGATTTCATTCGGCTAGCTGGGCACACCTCCGCCGGCGATGGCGGCGGTGCGCTGTACAAGATGGTCGGCGCGGAGCCGTCGCATGCAGGAAAATTTTCGATCGCGCTTTCCGACGCCGTGACGGTCGTCTGGTATGAAATCGCGGAAAGTGTCCTAACTCATAAGATGCTCGGGGCGATTGGCGACGGCACAGTCGGGGCCGCCACTGGCGCCGACGACACCACCGCCGTCCAGAATGTTTTCGCGGTGGCGGCCGCAACGAAGGCGATCATGGTGGATGGCCAGGGGGCCGTCTACAGGATCACCGCCGGGACTACGGTCACTTTTCCGGTGATCCACGCCAACGCGACATATGTTCCTGACATCGGCCTCGATCCGGCGAGCCTGTTCGTCATCAACTCGTCGGGCGTGGTCACGCGGGACGTAATCGTTGACGCCGAGGGGATGACCTACACGCCGGCGACCACCGGCTCGCGGTTCGCCTTCATCACGAACACCGACAACGGGCAGCGGAAAGGCATCTATTTCGAGCGGGTGAAGGTCCGCAATTTCCTCTATCGGGGAACCAGCGGAACGCCACTTGGCGACCTAGACGTGGCCCATGCAATCCGCATCCAGTTCACCGAAGGGTTCGGAGTATGGGATTGCGAGATCGAGGACGTCAGCGGTTACGCGATTTTCATGATCGAGTGTTCGCAGGGGTCCGTCCTGCGCAACAAGGTGCTGAACGCCGTCTGGTATCCAATCTGCTGTTATGGGGCGGTGGCCGATGTCGAGATCGCACATAACACGGTCGACGGCGCCACCATCTATTTCGGCGGCGGCATCAACCTGCAGGGTGCCTTCCCTTACGACCGCATCCGAAACATCGACATCCACGACAATGTGCTGTCCGGCAGCTATGGGTACGGTCAGGTCATCCGGGGTGGGAGCTGCGATAATGTCCGCGTGTACCGCAACAAAATTCGCAACTGGAGCGTCAACCAGTATGCGTTTTCGACGACCTATGTGGGTATATATTTCTATGCGCGCGGCGTGACCGCCACCACGATCGCGGAAGACGTGACCGTTACGACCCCCGTCAACGACATCTCGATCACGCCTGTGACCGGGCTCACCTTGGCGGCCGGCGTCCCTTACGAGGTCAGGCTAGGCGACGAGATCGTGAAGATTGTCGCGGCCAATGCGAATAGCCCGACCGATACCGTCAACATCACGGAGCGCGGCCGGCTCGGAACGACGGCGACCACACATGCGTCAGGGACGATCCTGACGGACAATAACGGCCCTTGCCAGGATATCTGGATCGAAGACAACGAGATCGAGGCGCCCCACACGGTCGGCATCGCGACGAGCCTTATCGCGATTGAAGTTGACAATCCTCGCACGCCTGTGCGCGACCCGTCGTACAACAATGTCATTCGCGGCAATCGTCTCAAGCCGAGTTCGGACGGCACCGTCTACTGGAACGATGCTGTCGGGGTCAACGGGAACGTCGGCGGGTGTGTCGGGGTCGTGATCGAAGACAACAGCGGCGACGTTGATGCGACCAGTACGGTTGGCGGGGCCATATGGGTGAAGGCCGCAGGCGCGAACGGTCTGGTTTCGGACGTCTGGATCCACAACAACCGGCTGCGCAACGTGGCAGCAGGGAATGCCTCGACCATGCGCGGTGTGCTCCTTGAGTCGCACGCCGAACTCGTCCATTTCGGCGTCAACACGTTCGACGGCTTCTACACGAGCGTCTATGTCGCGTCCGGCTGCTCGTCGGATATTCGGCGCGGCTCACAGATCACCCTCAATCCGAAATCGGGCGGTGTAGAGTACAAGATGCTCGGTACGCTGCTGCCGTCCGGCGGGCTGCGCGCCCGCGCCGCTCTCACCGCGTACCCGACGACGGGTGTGTATGGCCAGATCGAGGCGGAAGCGGCTGGCGACGTGTCGTATATGCGAACCGCCCTTTATTCGCGCTCCGATACGCACCGTGGGGGCGTGCAGACGATCCAGGACGCGACGGGATTCAAGGTGTTCGAATTGAACCCGTTGGGCGGCGATGTTCACGCCGGCCAGCCGACTTCCCTGACCAGTGCCCCGCGCGGTTCCGTGAACCTCGAAGGCATCCTTGGCATTGACGGCGTGAAGGTCGTCGGCAACCGGATTGCAGGATGGGAAGACCCCACCGGGACCGATACGCGAACGACTTTCGTCACCAGCACCGTCACGACCGAGCAACTTGCCGAGCGTGTTATGGCGCTGATCCTCGACCTGAAAACCCACGGGTTGCTTGGTCCGTAGTTGCCTGCCGGCGACTGGTGGGCTACCTTACATCTCCACTGGAGAATAGGTCATGTCGATCACCGAGCGGTTGCTTATCGGTCTTCTCTATGCCGGCCTTGTTGTCGTTGCGCTGTCGGCCTCGTCGCTGTGACACGACGGCGGCCAGACCGCCGATAAGCAATGAGAATTGAGGCAGCGTCCACGCGGCCGAAATCAGCGAAAACACGCATATGGCGGCAATCGCCGCGAAGGCGGGGGCTGCGGTCGCGCCGCCTCTTAGCGCGTGAGATAGCAGCCCGATAAAGAACACGCCGAGGGACGCCAGCCCCAAGAGGCCCATGGTCATTGCTATCGATGCGGGGAAGTTGTGCATCATGTACACATACGGGTAAGTCTTCCCATTCGCGGCTTCCAGCCGATGGAGATAGTCAAGGTCGTTGTAGAAGTGGATTTCGGACGGGATCGGAAAGGCGAGACCCTTTCCGACTAGCGGCGACTCCATGAAATTCCGGTACGCGTATTCGATTTCGAGAACGCGCGAACCGTCACGACTGCCGAGGAACTTCCGCAGCCACGGTATGCCGGCTTCCACCTTTACGATAGCGGCCGGCGGGGCTTTGGTGACAGGCGGTGCTTTTGGCGCGGGCGGGTTCTTGGCGACGATCTTCTCTTCGTGCTCGCCGACTTTCATGTTTTGATCCAGCATACCGGATGCGTAAAACGGGGCGATAGCCAGCCCCGCGATCAGAACGACCGGTACGGCGCGCCGGCGGTATTCGGCCACAAACGGCAAGCTGACGGCAAAAGCGGCCAGAAGCCCGACAATGATGGCTATGTGCGACCTGTAGCCGCCACCGACCGTCAGAAGCCCGAAGATGAGCAGCAGTAGCCAGGTCATGCGTTGGCTGACCAGTTTCCGCCCGAAAAGCAGGACCGCGATCGCGACGAGATTGAAGGGCACGATCAAATTGTTGGACAGTGCCGTCCATCGATACGACCACAACAAGTCGACGTGACTGGATAGCTGCCAGAACGACAGCGCCGCCCAGGCAACGCAAGCGGCCAGAATGATCTTGAGTACTGCGGCTTCGTCTTCTTCTGTCTCGAGCGGCGCCAGGAAAAAGACGCCCATCAAGGCCAGTGGGGCGGCAGCGCGGAAGGCCCAATCGAAAACGGTTGTTCCGTTGGAGAGCGCGACGGGCAGTGAAATTGCGATTGACGCCAGGAAGGCCATAAGCCCGTAGGACGTAATGTTTCGGGGAATCGCAGGACGCGTCACCCACATTACGGCTAGTGCAGCGAGCGCCGCGCCGGCGACTGCCACGGCAATGAGATGTTTTTGCGGGGCATCCCCCATAAGTGCCGAGGCGGTCAGTACCACGGCGAATAGCATGTGCTGATATCGCATTCCCACACCCATTCTCGACGCCCCAAAGCCAAATACTGCTATTCCCGCGCGTCTGAAAGTGCAGACCTGAATTTTTCTATTTCGTGACGCGCGTTCGGTCCGGCCTCGCCTATGGCGATCTCAAATGCGGCATCGGCCATCGGCTCGGGCAGCACTTGCAGAATGCCCGAAATCAATCCCTCCAACGCTTCGGCGCGAGCGTCCGCCTTTCTCGAATCATCGGCCAGGCAGGCCATGACATGCTTCGGAGCAATGTTGTGCCCGTTCGCCCACCGCATGACTGTCCGGTTCGCCACGCCAAATTTTCGAGCGATTTTCGTCTGGTATCCCCACCCGTAGGCCGACTCCGCGAGCCGCTTGAACTCCGCTGCTTCGGCGGGAAAGCGGTTAAGCGTTTCGTTGCGTCTCGTGCCCGGCATCTGCCCGTCCCGTTGGAGGCGCGGCACCATAACCCGCGTAAACTCAAAATCACAATCCGAAAGGACAGATCATGGCTATGAAAGCCAGTAAGCGCGGTCTCGCAGAGATCGCGAGCCACGAGGGCATCATCGTGGACGTTTCGCTAGCTCATCGAGGGCAGCTTGCAGGCTTATGCCCTTGCGCTTTGCGCGCTGTGGTATCGCAGAAGCAGAATACCCAATTTTCTTTGCCGCATGGGACATAGGAAGCACTTCGCCATTGATATTGAGGAACACGGCTCTTGAGAGGTTCCCGTCGCGTCGCTTTTTCCCTATCGGCCAAGTTGCGGCTTGATGGTGCGACCAGCCAGCGCTGAGGCGCGTCCGGTAGGCCGCGTGCGTTATACCGTTGTCCCTGGCGATGTGCCACCAAAGTCTCCCGCTTGGGGCTTTCGCCACTAAACGACGATTCTCGCTTTGCGCCTGAGCGTCAGCCCAAATGCAATTGTGGGGTTCATAGTCCCCGTCAACATCGAGACGTTCGATAGAAAGGTCATCGCGGTATCCGCTATTGAGGGCCCAATCCTTGAACGCGGCGAATTCCTGCCACTCGCCGCATACCGTGATCCCGCGACCACCATAGTTAGCGTAGCCTGGGTCGCTCGTTCCGTAACAGCGTTTGCGCATCCCTTTCCATATATTGTGTAGGCGCGTTCCTGTGCCGCCGTGACTTCGACGCAGCGCTCCAATTCGCCGAGATCCAACACATCCGCAATTGGTGGACTTGCCATGGCGCAAGTCACCACCAACCACAGTGCGTTCAGTCCCGCAGTCGCAAACACAGCACCATCGGGCAGCGCCTTTCGGCGCATTCCCATCTTGATGCAGCACCGTCCACATACCAAAGCGCTTGCCGGTCAAATTGATGAGTCTTGGGTTCTTAGCCATAAAAGATCAATACCACGACACGGTAGGAAGTCAATAAGTAATAGGAAGCACAAACATGGCAAACAAGGTATCGACGGCGGGTCTAGTAGAGATTGCCGCGCACGAAGGGATAGTCAGTTCGCCCTACAAAGATAGCCAGGGCTATTGGACCGTGGGCATCGGCCACACGGCTTCGGCAGGATCGCCAGACCCGGCAACGAAACGCGGCGAATATTCGCTGTCCGAAATCATGGACATCTTCGCCCGCGATATCGCCAAATTCGAAAGGCGGGTGAACAAGGCCTTTACGCGCCCGCTCACGCAACAGCAGTTCGACGCGGCACTTTCCTTTGACTTCAATTCTGGCGGCATCCATCGAGCGACGTGGGTCAAGCTGTTCAATGCCGGCGACGACCGCGCCGCGCGCGAGGCGTTCATGCAGTGGCGCAAGCCCCCGGAGATCATCCCGCGCCGCCGCAAGGAACGAAACCTGTTCTTCGATGGCCGGTATTCCGGGAACGGCACTGCGGTGATGTATCCCGCGACCTCTAGCGGCAAGGTGATTTGGGGTCGCGGACGGCGTGTGAACGTCATGGAAATCCTTGACGGGGTTTCCGCGCCCGAGCCTCGCCAAACCGAGCCAAAAACCGCGCCATCTGGCAAGGCTTCGTTCTGGTCGTGGCTGTTCGGCATGATCGGCAAAATCCTGCGGGGTGGCAAGTGATGTGGCCATTCAGTCCACGAGAAGACAAGCAAACAATCCGGATGCTGCGTTCTGAGCTCGACCAGTTGGAGGACGCATATCTGGTTATCTGTCAACGGCTGGGCGCGTCGGAAACGGCGATGAAGGCGATGCAAAAAGCGCTGGATGATAACGGGCTGGCTGAAATCGCGAAGGTGGCGACTGCCGAAATCGCAGACATCTATGCGCGAAATTCAAGCGGCATACGAGGGCGGAACGTGGCAATTTTCACAGTTATCCACCGGGAGGTCAGCAAGGCGGCTCGCGGGCACCCCTCTTGGAATACCGCTGCAATCGCACGCGAAACATACGGCGATTGATGAGGCGGAAGGACAGGTCATGTGGCAACGTATCAAGCGATATTTCCGCGACTCCGAAACGCTCTTTTGGGCGCGGTTCCAGGCTGTTTTGGGCGTCGTGGCGGGCATCATCACATATGTCGAGCCGGAAGTGCTCGCGCCGCTTATGCCTGCCGAATGGTTTCCATACTTCCTCGTCGTGAACGGCATTCTGACCGAATACCTTCGCCGGCGTCGTGCCAGCGATTTGAATGGCGAGCCGGACCCGAAAGAACCAGACTGGGAGACAGGCGATGCTTAAACTCGTCAAGCTCCTGCTTGGATGGCTCACCGGCGGCACTCTCGACCGTATCCTTTCCACGGTCGATACGAAGATTAGCAACGACACCACGCGTGAAGCGGTCAAGGCCGATCTGGTTGCCGAATACCTCCGGGCACAGGTTTCCGTCCTGAATGGGCGAGGGTGGTGGTTTCCGATCCTGTTCCTCGCTCCTGCCGGGCTGTGGTTCGCCTCGGTATGCGTCTACAGCATTCTATGGTGCCAGTCGTGCGCATTCCCGCAGGAATGGACCATCGCCGCCCTGCCGTCTCCGCTTGACGAATGGATGGGCGCTATGATCGGATCGCTGTTCATCGGCAAGGCCGGTGCGGAGATTATTTCGAGGCTCCGAAAATGACCCGGCAGAACCTCACCGAAGCCGAAATCCACCAGATCGCGCATAAGGCGGCTAAAGAAGCCGTCCGAGAGACGTTCCTGATCATCGGCCTTGATGTCGATGAAGCCACTGAGGTGCAGGCCGACATGCGGCACTTGCGCGAGTGGCGACGGTCTATCGCCACCGTCAAGAAGCAAAGCCTCATCACAGCCGTTGGCATTGTCACGGCGGGCGTCATCGGCGCTATCTGGCTTTTTATCAAAGGCGACTAATCCCACCCAAATAGGAGGCTCCCATGCGTGTCCTTTACTGGATCGCGGCCGGATTGGTCGCGGTGTTGATGGCGCTTGTCGTCATGGGTCTGTCGAGCACCAAGGCGGATGATAACCACGCCGAGTCCACGGTCAAGGTCATGCCGGGCAATGGGCATGGTTCCGGTGTGCATATCGGGGGCGGCTTTGTCATCACTGCCGCGCATGTCGTGGAAGACGCGAAGGCCGTCACGCTCAAAAGCACCATGGGCGATATCCAGAAGGCGGAAGTCCTATGGGTGAACAATGCCTATGACGTGGCGCTGTTGAGGGCTTCCCGCCCCGAGCGATTGAGCGCGTCGGAACTGGCATGTGTCGTACCGCCTGTCGGTTCAAGTATCATGTCGATTGGCAATCCCGTTGATGTCGAGTTCACCCGCCATTGGGGCCGCGTTGCCGGCGGGGAGCGCTCCATAGGTCCATGGGGATCGTTGCTTGTCACAGACATTACGACCGTTCCGGGGCAATCTGGCGGGCCTGTCATGAACGCTGATGGAAAGGTCGTCGGCATCACGGTCGGCGTCATGACGGTACCAATGGGCTTCGCTAGCGCCACATATGTCGGCGTGGGTTTCATCGTGCCCGGCAAGACCATCTGCAACCTGCTTGCGAGGTGAGACATGCCGACGCCTCCAATCTCCGATGAAATCGCGATTGAAGCCTATCGAGCATGGAAGGAATACGGTAACAATATCGAAGCAGGTAAGGCCCTCGGCGTTTCCGATGTCACTATCAGCCGGCGTCGTAGAGAAGCCATCGCACGCGGCCTGCATCTATCCGAAGGCGTGCGCGGCGAAATCGCCAGTGCAAACCTCAATATAGGCGAAGCGCGCGGCGGATGGAAGCACGTCTACGACGGCGAAGGCAAGAAGACGGGCACGGTTCGATGGACCGCCCCGGAAGCGGACCCGGAAGATATCGCCGACAAGATTCGCGGCGCACTGGAAGGGCTCCCCCGTTCAAAGCCGATACCCGCGCCGGAACACGTCAACGCCGATCTTCTGACGCTCTATCCCATCGCGGATGCTCATATCGGTATGAGGGCATGGGGGCAGGAGGTCGGAGAGGATTACGACACCGATATTGCCTGCCGCCGTCTCAGGACCTGGGTGGCGCAATGCGTGGCGTCTTCACCGCCTTCCGACACGGCCGTCATCCTCGATGTTGGCGATTTGACCCATGCCGACGACCAGATGAACGCCACGCCGCGTTCGAAGCATGTGCTGGACGTGGATACGCGGTATTTCAAAACAATCGACATGACGATTGCGGCCCTCGCAACCGCTATTGAGGCCGCCGCGACCAAGCATAAGCGCGTCATAGTCCGCATTCTTCCCGGCAACCACAACCCGCACTCATATGTCGCCATCGTCATGGCATTGGCCGAGCGATATCGCGATGATTCAAGGATTTCAGTAGACAAAATCCCTGGGGAGTTCTTCGCAAAACAGTTTGGCAAAGTGATGATTGCGGCGCATCATGGCGACAAGGCAAAGGCCGATAGACTCGTCCTGTTTCTAGCCGATCAATATCCCGATATGTGGGGTTCGACACGGCATAGGTTCCTTTGGACCGGCCATCTCCATCACCACAAATCACAGGATATAGGCGGCGTCACTTGGGAACAGCTTCGGGCGGTCACGGATCGGGACGCTTACGCGACCAGTCACGCTTATTCCGCCCGATCCCAGCTACAGGCCATCACCTATCATCGCGAACATGGCGAGGTATCTCGCGTCAAAACATCAGCGTGGGCGGCATGACAAGAATCGCAGCAAGAACATACCTCAAATGGATAGGCCTATGCCTCAAGGCTAACATGGTCGTGTTCTTCATCGTGGGGTGCTTTCGATGACGGCAAGAGCATATATCCGCGTCACAATGGCAGAGGACGGCAAAACGCCCCAACGCGAGCTTATGCTGGACGGCCAGAAGGTCGCGGACCTATCCTATTTCGAGGTGTTGGAGTTCGCCATGCAGGCCGTGTCGTCGCTTCGATTTGAGGTCACAGGCAAGCGGTAGATCGCGAAAACGCTTCTTGACGCTTTCCCCACTCAGTGCCATCTATCCCGTTCTATTCAATGCGGGAGAACATGGACCATGGTGGAAATCACCGATATCAACAAGCTGCGGCCGGAACTGATGGATGTGACGGACGCTCAATTCGAAAGGCTCGCCACTGAATTTGAGATGGCGCGGATCGAACGGGCGCGGATCAAGGCCGAGAAGGTCGAGGCAGAAAAGCTCGGGAAGGCGCAACAGGCGTTTGACGATCTTCGCGAGGCCATAGACAAGCTGGCGGAACTCGGGCACCTGCCGCCGCGTCTCGTAGAGGTTCTAACGGATAAGGACGGCAAGCTGTCGCCGCACAAATTCCTTAAGCGCCCGCGTTAATCACCGATCTTCGCCCATCCGTCTTCATTCGTCGCCGGGCGCATGGTGAACGAGATGTTCTTGTCGGGCCGGCCAGCTTCCCTGCATTCCGAGCAATGGAAATGCGATGCCAGGTCTGCGGCCATGCACCCATGATCCGGCCCGAGCATGTCGGCTAGTGCGCCTAGGTCGATCCGGTGATGCCGCCAGCATCCTTCGCTGTTGCAGTGGACCCATATCGAATAGCCGCAATCCATGGCCTTTCGAATGGTGTCTATGCGAAGGGGGTAGGTGGGCGATTTTGTCTTCACGCCTTCCGTCCTTTCAGGATGGCGTCAATTGTGGATGCCCAGATGACTCTCGCCTCGTCGCGGTCCACGTCGATGTAGATGTTGTCTTCACTGCCGTCGAAGGTTTGGAAGTGCGAGAAGATTTCACCGCTTGGCAAAGTCTGATCATCGACATCCCTGATGGATAAGATAGCGGCTCGTGCCCAATCTTCGCACTCGCACGATCCACCCGAGTTTTTCGTGCGGTCGCAAAGTTGGCAAAGCGGGCTTTGTCGCTTTCGGCGGATCGCTCGTGTTGCTCTTTCAATCGCCGTGGCCGTCACTTCATCATCTCCATTATGGCGAGCTCGCTGCGGATTCGGAAGTGGCTCCGTATTCTATCTTCTCGTCAAAGGGCTACCAACGCGCCTATCAACAAGATGAGGCTAAAAACGCTTCCTACGCTGAGCGCGAACGCCACTATCGCAGTTGCTTCATACTTCCCAGCATCGATGAGGCGCGGGAGTGCGCCGAAAATCCCTCCGAGACATCCCGCGCTGAGAAGCGCGCCGAGGAAGACCTGAACGCCCAGCGGGAGATGGCGGATTGGGCCGAGGGTGTACTGTGGGCCACGTTGGCGAGTGTAGCGGTTACGGCGGTCGGTATAGTTTTCGTTTGGCGCACCCTGAACGCCAATACCGCCCTTTGGCGGAATAGCCGCCGAGATTGGTGCCTTTGATACATAAGGCTGGATAAACGCCCCTGCGTTCGCGGCAACGGCTATCACTAGCACGATTGCAGCGATTATGAGGACGGGGAGGGAGCGGCGCTCTATTCGCACGAGTTGCCGCCAAAATCTGGAGCGATTGCCTGAGGGTTTCGCGGCACCCAACCAAGTTTGGTGGCGCCGTCATACTCGTGCACCAGAAATACGCGTGTCTTGGTCCATGCGTACATAGGGAAGCAGTCCGCGCCGCCGAAACCGCAGTCAAATTCCTGGTCGAGCTTGCGCAGCCCATCTTCGCGCGACAGGACCACGTCTTCATCCGGCAATGGGGCACCGGACCTCCACCTATCATCATGCTTGCCGACGACCACCGCCTCAATCATCTCGCCAAATTCCCGTTCGGCGGACTCAAGCCATTCCTTGATGTTTGCCATCATTTGTCTCCATTATGGCGCGCTCGGCAGGGCTCGAACCTGCGGCCTGCGGATTCGAAGTCCGCCGCTCTATCCATCTGAGCTACGAGCGCTACCGGCGGTCGCGGTCTAATTCTCCACCGGCATCGATTAGTAGGGACCGACGCCACCCCCATTGCCGTTGGAATGCGCTTGAGGGGTGGTTGTTTCAAAGCGCACGCCGTGGATGATCCCGCGAGTTGCCGATCCGATGTCTATTGGCAACTCGTGCATTAGCCACCGCGTATCTTTGTAGAGCGCGGTCGTCGCCGCAACTCTATCCCCCGGTTCGGAGAAGGCTAGAGTGACCTTGACGTTACTCGGGTCGATATTGTTGGACTGTAGCCAAAGAACTAAGTGCCTGAATGCATCGATCATGTTCAATCCTTTATCTGAAACGCCAGCGGCGATAGCTTCCCGCTCTTTCTGCGAACATAGGGCGCACCTCGTCTAGGAGAGTGCATTGTGAGTCCCTCACGAGCAAGGAAGCGGCACAACTCGCCAAACACGGCGTCGTAGGCTGGTTGGTCTGCTGAGGCGCATTCGACAGGGGCGAGGGTTTCGGTCATGGTGCGAGGCCCGTGGTAATTTCCGTGGTAATTTCTGCGCCCAACCCTGCCACAGCAGTCCGTTTGTTCCGTTTTTGCTCCGCTTCGAAAATTCGGCTCTTGCGTTTTCGCGCCGAAAAGCATAGTGCGATCAATGCCATCCGGCAGTCGGAGCGTAGCGCAGCCTGGTAGCGCATCTGGTTTGGGA